AAGAGAATCAGATAGTGTAGCTGCCCAATTATTGACAGAAAATAGGAATATTGAAGATTTCAACGCTTTCAAGAAGAGCACTGAAGAGGCTGATAGGGCTAAATTAGCTCAACCAATTCAAGATATTACAGAAGATGAAGCCCGTCTCATGGAAAATCAGGGCATACGGCCAGAAGACCAGAAAGCCTACAAGGCATTTGAGCAACTACAGGATGACACTAAGGACTTCGCAAAGGTACTGGGTAGCAAACCAAAGACAGTTGAAGATGCTCTTAAAGTTATTCAAGAGAAGGTTGCCACAGAAGGTCCTGAATTCATTGCAAAGAAATTCGACAACTTCAAAGACACACAGAAGGCTTTTGAAATCCTAGCACAAGACCTTGATAACAAGTTACCTGCAGGAAACAATGCTCTTACTAGTATTCGTAACAAGATGCTAGACGGCAAATTTGTTTCTCGTTTCATCGACGACCAGCTAGGCACGAAGATGGAAGTTGTTCTCGACAATCTTGCACAGAATAATAATAAGTATACTATTGTACTGAAACGCTACATCGATAAAGCAGGCGAATTAGATAAGGCAATTAAACAGACTAAGGTGGACCCAGATGCGCTGTATCGCGCATTGGACAAGGGTGAAGGTCTTGAGAAGTTCAGTGAACCGCAACTTTCAGTTGTGAATCAAGCCCGCCAGGTATTTAATGAAGGCGCCACTCTTGCCAAGGATTTAGGGGTTCCCATTCAGATGCGCGAATTTTACGTGCCCCATCACTCCGTTGACCTAGCGGAAGCGGTGCATCGCCTCAATCAAGAAGTCGAGAAGTTTAAGAACGTTACAGGCGGCGTAGACCTTAGGGTTAATGCTGCTGACCCAAAACTATTTGATAAACTTGTAAAGGATGATAACTTCAAAGAATTGCAGCAGGGAGTTAAATTCTTGTCAGGCCGTGAGGTAGATACCCCCGAGAAATTCCAAGTTGCTCTTCGTTCTGCGCTAGACCCGGCGCTTGCAAAAGAAGACATGGAGACAGTAGCATCCGCAGCACTAAAGCGTGAGGGCGAAGTTCCTGAGTTTCTTATCGAAAAGAATGTACCTAAACTGATTTCTAATTGGTCACAGAATACTTTCCGTCATGCCTATTATCGTGAAGGTATTGACGAGCTAAAGAAAATCCGCAATTTCGCAATGGCTGCCAACGACAAGCAAAGTGCTTCATTCGTAGACACCCTTGTGAAAGATTTAACTGGTGTCAGGCGAGGTACCTTAAATAGTGCTATACGCCAGAAAATGTTTAATATTCAGGTCGCGGCCAAGAATAAACTAGCCACTGCAACAAATCCAATTGCTCGCGCCTACTATGGAGTTCTTGCTGAAACTCCTGATTTCTTCTCACAACTTATGAATCAGGTGTATCCTAACTTCCTAGGATTCTCGCCGCGTGCAGCAATTGTAAATCTAACGCAACCATTTTACATGACAGTGCCGGAACTGGGAAATGCTTACGGCTCAAAGACAATGCTCAAATCTATCATTACCACCCTGAATGAAAAGATGGCTGGCCGTGAAATTCGCCTGTCTCCAGAGATGGCGCAATTACTGGGAAAAGAACCTGGCTCTTTATATAAAACACGCAATTTATCAATAATGCTTGAGAATGAGGGGATGATTCCTAAGCAGTATTCTACGGAATTACGTAATGCTGTTCGGCAAGGAATTAAAGACAGTGCTCTCTATCGTCTTACGGATGCCGCACTGGATAAGTACAGCAGGGCGGCCATGTTTATGTTTGAGAAAAGCGAATCTATTAACCGAGCGCTTTCTATCCATGTTGGCGAATTCGTTGCGCGTGACCTTCTTCGCGGTGAACCAGCGGCTGTAAAATTCGTAAAAGAGATGGGTAGCGGATATCGGCGCACTGTTCAACGAGCTGTAGAAGCTAATGATATTCCTGAAGTAGAACGCTTAATGAAGAACTACGTTATTAGTAAGACAATGTTTAATTATAACAGGGCAAGTATGAGCGAGTTTGGCCGTACTTTAGGCCCCATCTTTAGTGTATTTACGAAGTGGCCAGCTAGTATTGCCGGCGACGTTATGCATATTGTGAAGCGTAAGGGACTCTTGAAGGGCGCCGCTAAAGTAGGATACAAGTATCTTGCACCAATGTTTGCAGTAGGAGCTATCGAACACCTGTTAATCCCTGACCAGAAGGACAGTGATTTGAGTAGAAAACTATTGGGTTATGGAGGCCTAGCTGGTCAAGCTCCTATTGCTTCTTTAAAACAGATACTTGAAGGCCGTCTAGCAAAACCCCCAGTCATCAGTGCACTTACAGATGGTGTAACTGGCCTCGTTAATCGAGACCCAGAAGCTCTCTGGAAATGGGTTAATAACACCGGTCAGGCATTTGTGCCCGGCTCAGGCATGGTACGCTTTCTCACGGATGACCTTCCCGTATTTATGGGAGGAGAGCGCCGCAAAGGAACTTTCCTTAACAAGGCACTGCCTAGTCTGAATCTCGATGAACGTGTACGGAACATTAAACAAAAGTACCCTATATTTACAGGAGGCAAGTAATGCCAGCAATATTATTAACAATTCTCGCCGCTCTCTCGCATGCACTCATTCAAATGCTAATGAGTCTCTTGACGGAAGATTTCCTCAAGAAGGCAATCGTTTATGGACTTGACAAGCTCGTTAAATTGACGGAAAGTGATTTAGATGATAAGGTACTCAGTGCAGCTAAAGAGGCTTGGGGAATGAAGGACAATGCTAATGGCGGAAAATAAAGCACAAGTAATGCGCAAGTCCTTCTTGAAGGCTACCGCTGCGTCGCCAGAAGACCTTGATAAGGAACGCGCCGACCAGTCGAAAGAACTGGACAAGCAAGACAACAAGTTGCTCAATAAGATGCTAGACTTCCTTAGGGGCCCTAGCATTGGCAAGTCTACAACGGATGCTCTTACGAAGTTAAAGGCCCGTCAAGAAGCTATTAAAAAACAGCAGCAGCAAGAGGAAGATGGAGAATAGCCGTGAGCCCTGAATTAAAAAGTAAAATACTACAGGTGTCTTTCAAGCAAGCACCTGCAACCGGGAAAAAGCAGAGTGTGTTGGACCTTCTCAGGAAACTGGGCAAGGTTCCAGCGCCTCCCCCACCACCATCCGCTCAAGAGGTACAGCCTGCCGAGGAAGAGAATCCCGATGAGGAAGCACAGGAACAGCCAGCAGAAAGCTCGCCGTTACCCCAACAGCTTCCTAACAAGAAAAAGAAGCCTCTCTTCTAGTTTTGCCAGTCTCTTATTCTGTTCTTCAATTGTAAATGATTGTTCGTCAATTATAGCGGCGAGTTTCTCGAATCGGTAGATTGTCTCTTTTTCGCTGGGAGATAGGGGCTGTGGATTGTTAGGCGAGGCCAATTGGTCGGTCTTCTTTTGATTCCGAACTGTCTTTAGATGTATGATTTTCGCCGTTTCCATCTGCTGCACTCGCGGCCAGTGCTTCAAGTAATTCTCTCACGCCGGCCTTCACTCCTCGATAAAAGATTGCATCGTGGGAAGCTTTCGCCTCCAACTCCTCGATTCTCTTAATGATTATACCAGAAATTGCATTAATGTCAAGCTCTTTCATAACTGGCCTGTCAGTCAATTAAATACATTCTCAGGACCCAGTTAAGGTCGGCCAGTGCAAATTGCTTGTCCATTCGCACAGTTACGTCCAAAGGAATGTGGTCTTCAGGTTCAATGATGGTAGGACAACTGACCGTTCCATAGTAGTAAAGAATTGGATTTGGCTGCAGTATAACGTGGTATTTATTGGGCCAGATTTCGCCGGCATTAATAACAATTCGCTGATTGGCCTTGATAATGCTATCGGGTGCTAGTATTGTGCCTGCATGCTCGCCACTCGTCAACTCTACGGTACCGCCTAATAGTTCAATTCCCAGCCCACTACCGGTCGTACGGGCCGTTGTATTAGGATTCTTCTTTAGGCGCAGGTAATTGGCCACTCTACTGGATACGGAAAGTTTTATTAGTGCACTCATCTCTTTGTAATCCTTTGCTAGGGGAGTAAGGGACCAGCCTAATGGAAGGCCCCTTGCCCATGATAGAGGAGGTCGTCATTCTTATCTTAGCTCTTATTAGCATTGACGTCAAGAGGCCGTAGAAATAATTCCCGTTCAGCTTTCCTACGCCTTGCAAGTCCTAGGAGAGGTACGCCGCCAGCCTTATCCCATTTCAAGAACTCATCAGCTGCCTTGAAGTATTCGCGCATATTCGTTAGCAAGCACAAGGTGCTACTTTTAAACTTGCCGGTTCCAACGTTGTAGGTGAAACAGCATAGGGCGTCGAATTGATTCTGATTGAGTGGTGCTGTAACGAAACGGCAAACGGCGCCTTCAGCTTCCACTAGGTTTAATCGGAGCAGCTCTTCAGCTCTATCTAGGCTGATTTCCAGACCAGGTTTAACTTCTGGTCCAGTGTGGCCGTAGCCAATCGTCCAGATTCCTACGCTATCTTGATAGGCCTCAAGTCTACATCCTTCGAAACTCTTTATCAGTGCGAGGCCAGTAGCTCCCATGTGTGTAGGTTTATCTGTTTGCGGTTCTGGTGCAGGCGGTACGGGCGGTGTAGGCGGAGATACTGCTGGTGGCTCTTTAGCCGCTGCTGGTTTAAATAGGAAATCCCAAAAGCTGTTCATGAGTTACTCACCATTCCCTTCACAGACGTCAATCACCTGTTCCCCTGCCGGCATTCTATACTTGCGAAAGTAAATGAATCCATCCTCAGGGTCTCTTGTTACCCAGATGCGCTGCTCTATCTTGTAGAAGGTTCCAGTCTGCAAGAAGTGAATAACATTGTAACCGTTAAAACAATAGAGAACCTGAGATAGGATTATACTGTAGAATTTATTTACTAGCATGTTTCTTCTCCATCTTTTCTTTGAGGACCATAAACTTGCTGATGTACCCCGTGGTTTCTGGGTGACCTTCCCCTAGGTTGTTAAGACTCTTTACGCTAGCACTGTCCTTACCGCTGTTGTATGCCGCAAGGGCCAGTGCAACGGAATTATAGTATTCAATGAGAGACTTGAAGTGGCAAGAACCTACAAGCAAACTGGTCTCACTGTCCGTCAGGTCAGCAGCAGTAACCCCTGAAGGTAGACCACAATCCTTTGCAAACTCGCCGGCAAATTTAGGCATTACTTGTGTGAGGCCAATCGCGCCGCTTTTACTTTTCGCACCACTGTCGAACTTGCTTTCGATGCACACGAGGAAGGTAAATGCTTGTTGGTGTTCTATTTTTGAGAATCGCATTCTAGTTATACGAACCAATTGGTCGGCCAGTATTTTCTTGCGACTATCGCTGAGCTTCACCTTACAGGTGTCCATTAATTGATTCACGAATGAAGTATCAATTTGTGCCGAGCTTACGGCTACTTTGATGGGCGTAGGTGCAGGCTCAGGTGTAGGTTGTGGCAGGTCACAAGTGGCTAATAAGATTAAAAATAATAAGGCTTTCATTGCTCCTCCCTTTGGTCGTGCGCGTATTTCATAAGCCTACCCCTTTCAGTAATGATGACTCTCGTTTATAATTTGTAAGGAATTATCAACTGTAAACATGCAATTGTCGCCATCTGTCGTCTCGTAGGTACCTGGCGTTAGGATGCTAAACCTTGTATTGTTTCCATTTGCATTATCACTGAAGCTAGCTACAAGCTGACCATTCGCTAGGCGTAGGAAAATCTCGTCCCAGATTCCTGGAGCATCGCCACAAGGGTTTACCAGTGCAGCTGGCATAAAGGGGTTATCGACAGTAGCATCTGCGCCGTTGCAGACTTCAGCGGATTGGATTGCATTATCTATACCAACGTCTACTGTCCCATTAGCATTAGTATCTTGGGCCACAAGTACAGTAATGCCACCTGAAGTACCACACCCAGGAGCAGTGTTGATAATAGATATCGCTGCACTAGTGCCCGGGTCGCCTTTCTCGCCATCTTTTCCTGCCGCACCATCATTCCCAGCAGGTCCAGGTGCCCCTTCTTGTCCACTAGGGCCAGTTTCTCCATCTTTGCCAGGAGCTCCTTGGGGACCGCGGGGGCCAGGAGAACCCATTGTCTTTTGGGTTTCCTCATCTTGAGTATCTTTCCCTTTACAGTTTTGTCCGTCTGCATAACAGTCACGCCTTTCCCAGCCTCCACAGCTGCCTAAGGTTAATGTTAATATTACTGATGCTATTTTCATACTAGTTCCTCCTCCTACTCTACTTATCGGCAGAAATCGGAAAAACTTTAGTGTCCTCCAGTGCATCTAATGCTTTCTGTAATTTCTTTACATAAGATTCACTAGCAAATTCAACGACGTCTCTGGCCGTAGCAGCAACCTCTTCTAACAGGCCTAACCTGGTAAACATGAAAATAAGGTCACTGTCGTACCCTTTCAAGAATTGTTTTATTTCCTTACTGGTCACACTAAAGGTCCCCCACGAATATAGTCCCATTCTTTTTAAACTCTGCAATCTCATGTAAAGGGACCGGCGGCAGTGAAATGTCATCAAATTCTACAAGGGCCATCCACCAATGAGGTGCTGTAGTAACTATGAATAAGGTGTCTGATTCTGGCCACAGGTACACCTGTTGTGTAACATTTACTGTTGTCTTATCCATAAGTTGCTACCAGTTGCCTTTCGACCCTGACCAGTTCTTACCCCTTACCAGGCTGAAAGTACCTAGCTCACGCTTCCACTGGTGCCCATCTTTAGAGGTGCAGACAATCTCCTTAAATTCCGAAGGCTCAGGTGGTGTTTCCATTTCACTGACGGACCGTACAATAGTAGCTTGCGCGTCGCAATGGGCGCATTTATAGTCGTATATGGGCATATTAAAGGTCTCCTATCTTAACGTAACCTAGCATTTGTAGAGTATCTGCATTGGGGTGAAAAGAATCAATGCGGTCGTTGAAGATAAATACACCGTCCCACAGGTAGATGCCTTCTGTTATAATGTGATAGTATACCTGTGTCTTCTTATTATAGCCTGTCGTCTTATTATAGCATATCATCTTATAACTCCTTGCCTGTATCGTCTTCACGGATAGGTTTGGGCGCGTTAGCAGTTTTTGCCAGTGTTTCTAGCTCCGTTATCCTGACGTCAAAAATCTTGAGAGCTTTCATGATGTGCTCAATCACTTGCTCGAACTCGTCGAACTCGCGGTTAACAATAGAAAGTCCTTGGTGAATTTCCTTCTGCATGACATCCAGTCTTTTCGTTATAATCTCTATACTCATACTAAAAACTCCTAAACATGAAATTTGTTTCCCAATCAAGTTCCAGTCCATCAAAGGACTCATATCCTGTCTTAAGAAAAGCCCGTTCAACTGCCTGCAGGTGTTCTTCATCAATAACCAGTTCAGGGTCCTTCTTACGGGCGCGTTCAATCATCTTGCGGACTTCGCCCTTATCCTTATACATTTCCCATTGCAAACAGATGGCGCACGTATAGGTATCCTACCTTTCTATCTTTTCTAATTGTTCTTCAGAAAAGGTGAGAGTTCTGTCTACTCCATCCAACCGAACAACATACAAAGGAAGATTGTAGGGCTCGCCGTAGTAGTCGTCAATCTTTCCAGTGAATCCCTCGTAGAAGCCTTCAGTAACTCTAACCCTATTCATAAATTTAAACTTCATGATTTCACCTTCTTTAAGTCGTGAATGGCCTTATTGAAATCTCCCCGTTTCTCAGGAGGCAAATCATAGGAGGCTGCTTCTAATTTCGCCGCTTCGACCATTTGACTGAAACCTTTACGTTTTACACCATCGGGCAGTGCAACATTCATCTGAGCTGGCGCACTGAGGAGGGCCCGCTTCATTGCAATTTTACCACAGGCAGGACAGATAAACAAGTTATCGCGCTCTTCCCGTTCGATGAGGACAGCCCATTCAATCTCGCCGCACTCTACGCACTGTCTATCTATGCTTATAAATGCCACTGCTCTCTCCTCTCTTCGTTCGTTACTGCGCGTGTAAACAACTGCCTCCAATTCCAGTTCCAGTCCCACAGGTCCTTACACTTCTCCGGATAAACGCAGCAGGGCCAGATTTCAATAGGGCAGCTACCATCGTCCCTGCGGGAAGGTCGTGGACTATTGGCTGCAAATAATGCAATCAATCCTATGATGCCGACAACGGCCAGGATTGATAGCAAGAACAGTGATTCACTTTTTGTTAACTTCATTCTTAAACTCGTATCTGGTGTACAGTCCTTTTAATGCTTCTCGAAGAACTTTAAAACCCGCCGTTACCCAGCCCTTATTCTTTACGAACACCATACCTTGCTTATCGGTAAGTTTATCTAATTCTTTAGTGAGAACCTTCAAATCGTTGAATTCGTAGTAGATATTATGCCGCACGAATAGGTAGCAAAACACGTCTACTCTCTTCTCACGGGACTGCCAAGGCCCTCCTGGTTTCTTCTGATGGAAATCAGACCAGCGTTCCATGAAGAAGTAGGGTGTCTTATCAATGTTGTAGGTATCGCTTTTCAGTTCTACCAAGGCACCGTCGCTAACTCTCTTGAAATCCGCTCTGTGCTCGGGGTAGATTACCAGAGGACTGTGGTAATGTTGTAGGAACAATTCTTCGCCGCGGCTACCCACCACTAGCTGGTCCCTGAAATCCCATTTCTTCTTGTCTTCAGTATTATCGCTCATACTGCACTCCTATTTAAGGCTTCTTTGAACCATTCTGGAAACAAGTGCGAATATCCCGCGTATAGACGGTTGAAGCTATTATCTAGCATTACCGTCCGCCCATAATCATCTACTGTTCGGCAGATGCGCCCGTAAGCTTGAAGCACAATTTTAACTGCTTCATTTGCATACCATTCTGGGTCTTTCTCCATTTGGTAGACAATTGCTTGTTCGGCCAGTGAGGGCCAGGGTACCTTCGTAATTACCTGCCAGCGCCCTAAATCTTGTGGTAAGTCGACGCCTTCATACAGGCCAGAAGCTACCATCACCCGCCCAGTATCAGGCGTGGCACGACGAAACTCTTCGTATCTTGCCATCTTATTTTCTCTATCATGCCAAAGCAACCGAGGTTCCTCCTGAAGAAAGGGCCGTAGTTTCTCTGCCATTCCGTAGGTAGCGTGTATAAATCCTTTCTCAGGATTAGTGCGCAGGAGAATCCTGATATCCTCCGCGAGAGCAGGCAAAGAAGCATCAACGCTAGAATGCGCAAGATTGTGCAACCTAGTGTGCAGGTGAAAAGGTCGCCGTTCTGGTGCAATAGGACTGCCGCTATTAATGAAAAGAGAACGAAGCTTATTTAAGCCCAGTTGTTCAATATCTTTGGTACTGATAGTGGCACTCATTAGGATAATCTTCTGTACGGTGCTTGGCCAGAAGATAGGCGCTTCATCCCTAACATCTACTGGCAATAGCTTTATAACGTCCTCTTCCTCACCCTTGTACTTTTCCCTTGTGCGCTGAAACAAGTACCTGGTTCTACCGTTCTCAAGCTCTTCAATCACCCGCTGAATTAGCTTGTTCTTACGGGGAGTTGAAAAAGTGTCCTTGACGGATAGCGCCCATTGGTATAAATCATTATATGACCCTGTGTTATTGGGGTAACCCAAAGAATGTTGCCACAGCTTGCTAGCCGATTGCTCCCTAATTGCGCCTATCAAGTTGTGAGCTTCATCTATAATCATTACAGGCACGTCCGGCCTGACACTCAAGTAACTATAGTAATTAAGAATTGTTGAAGGTGCCCACTTCTGTGCCTTAATCAGCGCCTTTGTGTAGGGGCAATCGCGGCAGAGCTTCTTACTGGCTGACCAACTACGGGCCTTGGCGCAGTTGACCGGCGGGCCAGTCTGTTCACTATGTAATGAACAGTAATACTGGTCAATCCTCTTTACCCTATGCAAGTCAGGAAAGTCCTTTAGGTACTGCTCAACTAGTATATTTGTGGGCGTTAAGATAGCACTTCTGTTCTTTAGTGTGGCATACTGCCAGTGTGCAATAGTGTGGGCAATAGCACTTTTCCCACTTGCAACCGGGAGGTTTACAACTATCAGGTTGCTATCGGCCCATCCATCGGCGAGCTGCTCCAGAGCTTCGGCCTGCACGCGGCGGGGCTTCTTGTTCGAGGGAAAATACTGGAGAATGCTAGTGTTGCTCATTGATACTTACCTCCTCAAGTGGTTGCCATTCATCAGAAAACAGTGCAGTTCTATCCATGCCGTATAGAAGACTCAAGATGAAAGACGCAGCAAACCGTCCGGGACTGAAGTATTTAACAATTCCTGTAGGACTGGTATGCGAGAAGGGCTCGCTATAATATACTATAGAAGACCTCCGTATTGCTTCAATCACGTTCATTTTACGCCTCCTATAGTATAGGTTAGTACAAAGAAATCTCGTTGTTACTTAATGACTCGTGTAATTGGTCTTTCAAGTAGCTGGCCGTTAAAAGAATAACTTCCTCAATGGCCGCGCTGTATTCCATGCTAAACTCGGCCCTGAGAACCTCTTCAATGCTTACCTTAAGTTGCGTCGGTACGCTATCGTACTTTACGATGCTGCGCAGAACAGTCTCAGAGAAATCCAATAGGGCTTCTCGGTAGCGGTGAGCATTGACGGCCAGTTCCATTTCCTGTTGTTCTTCGGGGAGTGTAAACTCCAATGATACTTTAGACATTTTTCTTATCTCCTAATCCAAATTTGTTATTGAAACTAGTGTCCATATTATGGCAACTACTAGTAAGAGGAACAGTGCTTGACCTGCGTGGTCTTGTATGAAAATAAATAGCATCAGTGCATTCCTTTCTTTTGAATTTCCCAGTCATCGGCCAGTAGGTCCTCAAGGGAACAGACCACGAACAGGCGCATGTGAACGTCTTGGAGGAAGAACTCTCCCTCCTCTTGCGCCGCCTTTACCCATATGACCCAATCGCGCCGCTTGAAGGGTTTATCTGTACGTATGGCTTGTATTAGGTTCATAGGCATGCCTTTATAATATGAGATACCAGAACTACAAATCCGATTATTATCAAAAATGCTATTAATTCTTCTCCATTATCAAACTTCGGAATAGGTTCTACCGTCAGGAGGTCAGGAGCTATCCACTTAACCCTATATTTATTGGGGTCATACATGATGAACGGAGAATCCTCTTCTAGTAAATTTTCTTCAAAGAATTCTGGGGGTGCTATAATTTTCATTTTCTCCCCCTATATTTATTCTCTTCATACCACTCCCAAATAAAAGGAAGTACATTAACATAATCAGGAAATTCTGTATCAAAAGTATCATCATTAACAGCAGTAATAGGTGGCAAATTATCTAGCTGAAACCCGTGGCCAGAAGTAAACCCATACGCCTTTTGGATATCACGATTTGTGATGAAATTAGTTCCCCAGCGCCAAGGTTGATTAGGACAGATTAACTGACAGGCTACACCTAAGCAACAATAGGACTTATTGTTTCCAGACACTCTACGTAGAATGCCCCAAGTTTGTTTATAATTACCACTCTCAAGAGCTTTAATCCATCTTCTAACATTTTTACCTTGAACTTTAGTTAACATTATTTCTTCTCCTTATCAAGGAAAATGAAGCGAAGACCGACGTTATTCTCAACGGGAAACAAGTGACCGTTTGGGCTGTCGTCCAGCGCGTGCCTACTGTGATGATAGTAAAAAGGCTGAACTCGCCACTGGTCCATACTGACGCGGTATTCCCAGCCAGCACTATAGAGGCGGCTGTCGCCACCTTCCATGTGTAGCCGATTCTCCCATTTGAAGAATTCCAGTAGGCGCATGTTTAGATTGAAATTCGCCCCTCGTTTCCAAGCCCCATTGTGGTCAGGCATGTAGGGGTCGCGTTTACCTGGCTCCGTGTTGTAGGCATCTGCACTGATGTGCTCAGCATCAAGGAGGCGGTAATTGTCTAACGGCTTACCATAACTTGCTGCCGTCAGTATAGCGCCACTTACAATCAATAGAATACTTCTCATAAACCCTCCTAAGGAGCAACGGTTCGTCGGCTCCAGATAGTATCTCATCGGCAAGGTGGCCCCATTTCTTTAGTGCCCTATCATAAATAATTCTATACAGGCGCTGCTGATAGGGAACAAGGAGCCAATTATAGATGCGAGGCAACCATTCTATTCTCCCGAACCATCCAAGCCTCGGACGATAATCGCAAAAAGGATAGAACAACTCAGACAGTTCGTTATGACCAAACTTACAATAAACACGGGCAGTTCCATACTTCTCCTTTGTTTGCAAGACCGATATGCGGCCCCACCGTGAAAGGTTAATGCCTATCCATTCGGCGGCGTCCTCAAGTTCTGCACAGTCGGCGAGGTACAATTGTCTACTCCTTATCACGAAATAGCTTCACGAGGATGGCAATGTAAGCAATCATTATGATGAAACCAATGACGGCCAGAAATCCTTGAACGGTATTAGCTAGTACTGTAAAACTCATTGCAGTCTCCTTTAATGTGGGGTTTAACCTGGCATAAAATAGAGAACGGCTACTGCAACTGCCACGAGAATAGAAACGATTACTGCAAAAGCAGCCGCTCGTCCCAGAGCAAACAGAAAGCCAGCCAAGAAAGTGTTGGTTTGTCGTACGTTAAGTGATTCTTTTTGCATGATAAATACTCCTATTGTTATTAAGGTTAAAATTGTATTCGAATACCTACGGAAGCTGCATCTTTCTTTACGCCAATATCGGCCCATACGTCACCGATAATGCGTCGGCCTGCATTGATTTCAATATTACCATAGGAAGTCTCCAAAGGCGACTGAAAAGAGGCCCAATACCTTGTGCCAATACTATAGTTGGAAAGTGCTACCTTCGTGTCCTGCTTCTTGTCCGTCTGTCCTTCAGCTGTCCGGGTATCAGTAGTTTGATTCTTGTCTTCCGTTTTGGTGGTCTCTTCAGTTGTTCCATCAGGATGCACCACTTTGGTGACTGTAACAATACGGTCCTGGTAGACAATCTTTTGTTCACCTTCCTTGTATACAACCTTCTCCTGTGTCTGGACCTCTTTGTCACCTTTACCTGTATAGTAACCGCCAAGAAAGATTCCAATGGCTAACCCTAGTACAATTATAATCTTATAAATGATACTCATACTTTCTCCTTCTTGCAATGCTTGCAGCGTTGGTACTCTGAAGTGAACAGTGCAATTGTTTCCCATTCATGCTCGCCGTCACAGGGCATAGGGTCTTCTCGTTCTGGTGCGCCATAACGATGAACGAGGAAGTTCTCCTTATAGGTTTGATACAATTCAAATAAGGTAACGTCTTCGCCTACATCAATTATCCATTCGTTTTCTTGGGTACTATCTATAAAAGTTACAAGCATATCAGTGCGATTAATACAAGTCACTAGCCAAATAGTGTCAGTTGAACTTGATTGCCATGCTACGCCTGCAAGGGTGTGGTTCGCATAAGCTGCTATTCCACCTAAACTGGCGTCTAATTTTGCTTGATTTAATAGTTTAGAATCTACTGTAAAAGGTACAGGAGCGTCATATTTGTCCGAATATCTCCCACTAGCAATGAATTCCATGCTCTCTTTCATTCGTTCATTTATCCAATCTTGAATATCTTCTTCCGTAAGACTTTTCTCTTCAAGGTAATCGATGTAATCCAATAGAGACTCTATTTCACCAAAAGTAAAACTAGCACGCATTCCAAAGTTTAGTGTGTTTCTCAGTCTTTCTGTATCTGGTCGGTTCATTTTAATTTCCTCCCTCAGGCCGTTTACCACAAATGGCCCTATAACTCTTATCGCCAGTTTTTATCAATTTCTTTAGACAATAATTACTACCATAAAGAATTCCACACCTTAATGCAGCATACTGAACTTCCCACAAGTCGGTGCCTGGTTTTGCTGGGGCAACGCTGGTTACCTGCAAGCAGTGCCGGCCGTCAGAAGGGAAGGGTTCGTAAGGGTAAGCGGGGCCCGTACCCGCTGTGATACACCCGACAATCGACACCAGTGTCAATACATAGGAATATCCTAACACTCTTCGCCACATTTGCGGCACCTCATGAAATGGCCCGTAAACAGGGGACGCTTTTCCCACTCGTGGTCGCAGGGACCGCTACCGTCAAGTAGTTCCAATTCGTCAAGCCACACGAGTAACTGACTGTTCCCGTAGTAGGGTTCATCTACTGTTATGGTTGCCGTATCGTAGTCAGCAAATCGGAGAATGGTGCCAGTCACGCCTTGGTGATTACGCCACCTAATCTTGTCACCCACCTTGAGAGTCTTGCCGTCCCCCGTGCTCAGTTCGAAGATGCCTGACATTGCGGCGCGTCTCAGTGCTTGCCTATCCATGTATCGAAAGTTCGGTTTATTTTCCATCGCTTGTCCTCCTCCTATTCTAGTATTTCGTCAGCAAGTCCTAACTCTAGAGCTTGCGTGGGATACACGTACCAATCCTCGTGCAACTGTCGTACCAGTTTAGCCTTTGGATACGAGGGGTCCTTACCCCTTAGGCGCCGCAAGAGGATTTCCGTAAAGACGTCATCGATGTGTTTACTATGTCGGTTCTTCGTGCCGCTTCCCATGTGGAACATCAAATTAGATAAAGGGTCCATAATCCTATGGTCGCAGGATTGGAATATCCAAGCAGCTGCACTTTCTGCACGCCCCAATACGAGCCCATGTACAGGCGCCTTGCAGTTACGGATAGCGGCCATGATGGCGCGGCAGTGGTCATCTTCGCCGCCGTGATTATTAATTAGTAAGGTTATTGGCTTCTCTGCGTCCAGTGTTTCCAGCACAGAAAGGCCAGTAATTATAGTGTCGGCCAGCTGCCAATCTACGCCTGCCTCGTCACCTGAACTATCGCTATAGGAGAAGCACTTCAGTATGCGGGCATCCACGTCAAGACCCTGATTAAAGAACAGTTCTATCTTTTCAGTTGCTCGTCTGGCCATAATTCTCACTCCTCATCATTCTTATCGGCAAGAGTCTCACGGAGCTTTAGCAGTATTGTGGAAACTACTGGTTCCATTTCACCGAATACAAACTCGCCGTGTGGGTAATAGAAGAAACGGAGAGCAGGGTAGTCACTGTCCCAGTCCACCTGTGTGCATAGCATTGCTGCCAGTTCTTCAATCATTTCTGCCCGGGTCATACTTCGGTCCCCCATTCGCCCGTCGTTAACTTGTGTAACAGGCGAGCATCAATAGGTTGCGCCGGTACTCCTGTGAAAGTACTGGCCACACGAAGGCAGGTTAATCCCATCATGATTGCGTCTGCCTCATCCGTCTTGTTGTAATTTTCTGGTATGTGTTGACGCCAGCTTACAGGAGCTACTTCAATCAGTGGACAATCGAAACAGCTGATAACGACGCCGATACTCTTCTGGAGAGATAGCATCGATTTATTGAAGAACCCTTTGCCTAACATTACTGGCGGCACATTCTCAGTAATCAAAATGTCAGGCCGTTCGAATTGCTCGCGTAATATTTTAGACAAGTAAAACAAGCGCCGATGAAGGTCTTCCTTGTATTGGATTTCTATCTTGCCACTATCCACGAGGTGGCCCGCTTTGAATATTGCGTAGCCGGGTAAGGATTGTCTGCTGCCTGACGACGGGTCAATAGCTAGGAGGTGGCCAGATAGCACTAGCGAGGTTAATGGTTCAATACTGTCCGATAGTTTACTCAAGTTCGTACCTCACGCATTTCATGGTTACTCATCTCCGCCATCCCCCAGGACACCCAGGTCCTTAAGATACTGTTCAATGTCCTCTTTCGCACACTTCGCCTCTGCCATATTCTTTACAATCTGTGCGTCGCCCTTCAGTTTCAATCTACCGTTTAGCAAGGCGTTAAGCCTACTGTAAGCTTCCTGTCCCATTATTTCTTTCACCCTAGGGGCATCCTTTTCAGCAACCTCTACAATCATCTGGTCATGGAAGTCAATGATGATGGGCCGCCAATTGATGCCTGCCTGATTGAGGAGGTCAGCAGTTATTAGTATATAAAAGAGATGCACATCGTGTCCAGTACTTTGCACCACACGATTAACAATGTCTCTCTTGTAGGGCTCGTAGATACCTAAGGGTCTGCCGATTCCATTGAGAACCCACTGCTTGTTGTTGTCGTACTGCCTTAGGAGTTCCTTCTCGTATACCTTGACGCCCTGGTACAATTGCCAATACGCCTTGTGAATATCGCGGGCCTCCTGCAGTGTAATATCAATACCTTCGAGCATGAGAGTACGCTTCAACTTAGGTGCCCCCATTCCGTAGGAGCTGCCCAGCGTTACGATTTTCGCAACTTGCCGCTCTTTCTTGCAGACTTCTTTGGCCCTTTTGGTGCTGCTGGCCGTCGGACTTTCTGTAGAGTAGCCTGCTGCCCTAATGCGTTCACCGATACCTGGGAGGCTTGCTCCATTAAAGAGGTATACATCGTGGGGTTGAGCGCCCGGCCCATATAATTTATCGAGAGTGCTGTCCCTGGAAAGTTCTGCAAGTACAACCTGTTCGAGCGCAGCATGGTCGCAGTCAACCCAGATGCAACCGGGCCTTGGGATGAAACAGCTGAGGTAGCCAGCGCTCTTTGGTATCTGTTGGATGTTAATAGTGAATTCCGCAGGCTTTCCAGTATCTGGGTGTTCTTTCTTGACAGTCGTTCCGCCACCCGCGAGACGACCAGTAAGAGTTCCAGGCACACGAAAACTGGGATGTAGAATGGAGTCTTCACCCAAGACCATAAGACAGGAAAGTACATATTGTTGCTCCTTAATGAGGTCCTGATAATTCAGGAATAGTTTACCTACAGGTCCAAAGATTTTCATTGCCTTCTTATCCAGCGGAGGCTGCCCACTGTCCGTTGCAGGCAGCTCCACTGTCCGCCCATTGAAGGTTATACTGAAGAACTGCTCGCCCCTATCATCAGTGCCTTCCTTCCAATCCTTACACAGGTGTTCGTAAAAGAGAGCTTTCTTCTGAAGCTGGCTGTTGAGATTAAAGCAAGCAGTGGGATTACCTTCTATCTCTAACTTGCGCTCGTTCCATTTCTCCCAGTTCTTGCTGAGTGTTGGGGGCAATTGCTGCCTATCCCACCAGGCTTGCCATTGCTTGCTAGTGCTGCCGTCCTTATTAATCTTCTTGGGTTCGGCGCCAATCTTGCGTTTAAGGTATTTCTCTGGTTCCTTCGCCTGATGCGAGCCGAGCACTGTATTCAAACGCGCCGTCATAAAGGGCTGTATTTCAGGAGCCGATAGGATTGCGTTTTTCGCCTGTTCAATTTCTTTAAGGAGCCGGCCGTTATATCTCTTCAGTTTCTTACGGTCCACGAGGAGACCGGATAACTTCTGCTCAATAAGTAATCTTACGTAATTAATGTAGGGTTCGCTGCAGTAAATTTTAAGGGCATTGAATCTTTCCAGTGCTGGCAGGAGTACTGAAGTGTAAAGGAGGAAGGTACTATCGGCGTCGAGGGCGCAGTAACGGCCCAATATTTCCTTGGGAGCACGCCACATCTCGCCCTTAACTGGGCGCAGGATTTCCTCACCCGTCGTGGAAGAACGCTGCCGCTTGCCGAATCCATTGTTAACGAGCCAACTATCTAGCTCGGCCTCGTTACTTTCAGGCCAACCGAGTAGGTCCACCTGAGCATTCTTAAGGCCCCACTTCTGGCCCGTCCATCCCTCCGTTGCAAGGAGCTTGTACAATGCGTAGGTGCAGTGCCGCCAATTGAGCCACAGTCCAAGGTCTCTCAAGGGCCAAGCTGCATCGAAGAACAAGTTGTGTCCAATCAAGGGGACCCTATCGGCCGCTAGACGGCGCATTATCCACTCGTAGGTATCGGGCCGCGATTCCTTGAAATCAATGTACCAACTGCCCCGCTCGTCAGACAGCCCTACCCCGACAGGGGTGGAGCCCGGAGAGGTGTAGTCTCCCCGGGTTTCGAAGTCGATAGCCATGATGGCCGAAGGTGAAGGTCTTTCAGTGAAGATAAAGGATAGGTCAGTGCTGGGGTCGTTTATTGGAGGGAGGACAGAAAGCTTGTCGGTTCGAGCCGCTACTTGTACGGGACTGAGGAGGCTGAAAGATTGGTCTTTTTCCTGTCGCAAGTTCCGTACTCCCTCGTTGCATTGATAAACCTTTGAATTGATTCAGGCGAATACATTCCGCATTAAACAACCAATAGCTGCCAAACGTCCAAGAGTCGGATGCGAGATTATAAATCTGCTGCTGTTGCAGGAGCTCGCTTAACACTGGATGAAGGATTGTTGATGAAGATTGCATACTTGATTCCATTGTCACGGCTCTTTCCTTTTAGACTCTTCGTGCCATCTGAATAGGGACGCTCAAATAGACCACTCAACAATTCTGATTCTTCTGCACCATTGCGCAGTACACTTAAGACTTTCTTTGGACTCTTTGGGCCAGCTTCCTTTACGCTATTAACGTAGTAGGTGTTGCCTTCGATATCTTTCGTGGTTAAGTATGAACGGCCTGAGGTTGTTACTGCTTCGAGTTCACCAATCTTTGTGTACTTACCGTAAATAACATTACCCTTTTCATCTTTGCCGTCTGTTGGGACTGCGAAAGATAGCACCAATGAGGGTGCCGCTGCTGTCTCGTGTGATTGATTTTCCATAAATAAAACTCCTATATTCTAGACTCTGAACACTAGCTGCCCCATGCAACTAGCCTTTCATTATTTCTTATCGGTCAATTCCGCCACTGCCTTTAACCATTCCTGTAACCCACCGTAGGATTTACCCTTGCAGACACTCTTCAGTGGGCAGTAATCACAGATGCTATAACCTCCAACCTTGCCGTCAGCCTCAATGTTCTTGGGGCAAGGCGGCAATCTATCTGTAGTCTCCATGGTAGATACTAGCTCGTAGTATTGGCGTATGCCGTCAATTGTAATGAGAGTGTACTTCCATGCACTATCACCAGACCCGACAGGTCTGTACATTAATTGCTGCTTGTCGTTCCAACCTAGCTCGAATCCTTGCATGAATGGCAGCACTTTCTTCGCGCCGCCATTTGGATTGTAGTCAATGATTGCGCTATCCTTTGGAAATTGTTTCTGTTCCCACCCACTGCCTATTGCGAAGTCCGTCCTACTGGTATACCAAAGTTCAAAGGGAACCTTTAATTGCCAACTGTAATGAGCCGCCTGTAGGAGGTGTGGCATCTTCGGCTTGAGATTGAATGCCACGTCGCGAGCGGTCCAGATACTACTGACTTGTTTTAACTCAATGCCCTTAACAGGTTCTCGAACAGGCGAACCATTTGCATCCACGCCTTCCTTAACAAGGACGATATCAGGCCGGCCAGTTACAAGCGTGCCATTAGAAGTTGTCCAGCTAATGGGAATCTCTTCCTCGCGGAGGAAAATGATACCTGGTTCGTTAGCTGCCTTAAGAACTTCAATCCAACTATCTTCATTGCTTCGGCCCCCATCAAACATCAGTTCGCGGTTAGCATCGTGCTCTTCAACGGTGATGCCTTTCATGCGCAAATAGGTGAGACGGGCACACTTGCCAATGATAGTACCATCCAATGCAACAATGCCTGTATTGCCTGCACGAAGAATACCCTTCTTGCCTGCCTCCGTTTCCTTACCAGACGCAACTAATGCAGCTCTGCCCCGCTCAAATAGGTCCTTAATACTAACCATTGTTAACTTCCTTCTGAAAGGGTGTAGGTGCGCAGAGAGATACAGGTACAATTCTGTTCTGGAATCTATTGTCCTTAAGCGTGCCCAGTTCTGCCGTCCTTAGTATCATTGCAATGCATGCTAATGCATTTCCTAAATGCGAGTGGCCACTTTCAGGGTCGTTGTCCTCGCCGTCATTCCAAGCTGTCAGGTGACGGAGAGCTGCTCCAATAAGTCTACTGGCCTCTAAGCCACCGCAGTAATTGTAACGACCGTATTTCTGTTCACCTAACATTAAGGCAAACGCCATCTCTTTTAATGCAATGCTTGGACAGAGGGATAAATCTGGTTTCCCGTTATCAAATTTCTTGCCGCTCACCGTCAGTTCTCCTGTTAGTTGTTATACTAGTCTACACATCCCATGTAACGCCACCTAGATTCATTCTGGTCGTAATTCGCTAGCTCCTGGGGTATCCGTATCCACACTACTCGCCGCGTTTTCCAGTCCTGCACTATCAGCATTTTGACTGTTCCCCTGGTCGACAATATTTCCTTCAGGCTCTGAATTAGTAGACCTCGCATTTTCCTGTTCCTTTTTTGCTTTAGCTATTACTCGGCCCATTTCTTTCATGATACTGTAATTAATGAACTCATCGAAGGACAGCCCAGTTAGGGCTATCACTTGCTTTGCATATACGAAGTCTGTGACATCCTGGAAACGTAGCCAGGTCTTTACCTTGTGTGTCATTGCTCAGTGCCCCAATAACTGGTGGTCGAAGTTACGCATGATGTGGATAAGCGCATAAGGTTTTATTGAAAACAACTGACCGAACAGAAAGAATGGACGAGGACGGCTGATTGTAAACAACTTCTTCGTGCCTTCAACGTCATCAACCAGTTTCAACCAAGGTTTAGGTGATGCGTCAATTAATTGTTCTGCATCCCACATTGTTTCTCGCTTATAGTGGTAAATAAATTGTTCATCACTCATGCCCATCATCTGTTGTATTTCTGGGATAGAATATTTTTCAATTCTCACCAGGTCCTTATAGGCTTCCATCAACATGTCTGCCGATAGAGGTTCGCGACTTCCTATACGCGCCGGGTGAAACAACAGCTTACTGTGACGGAGAGCATAACGATTGTCGCAATGGGCTAGCATGTTGAAGGCCATGCTTGCGGCCAGCACACCAGTTACACAAGTAATTTCAATGCCTTTCGCCCGTGCCTGTTCCATTGCATCAATGAAAGACTGGCCGAAGATAATAATGCCGCCTGGGCTATTAAGAAGTACGTAGATAGGGTCCTTACTATCGGCCGCGAAATTGCTAAGTTTCTGTGCCTCGCCGAGAATGTCGCTATCTACAATGTCAATAACTTCTACTGTGCGCTTAGGATTTATCTTCAGTATCACTTTCGGTGCTGGTGCTGGAACTTTCGCTGGGGCCGAGAATCCCACCGTCTGTAGGAAGAGGCCAACTACTAGGGTTGCTGTTAGTACTGCTGATGCTCTCATTCGATTCACTCACTTTCTGTTCCTTTACAGGGAACGTTAATAATTTACCCTCTACTATCTTATCGGTATATTTCGGGAAAACTTTAGGAGGAATTGGAACAACTTTCCTAAGTCCCAACCGTCTAATTACTGCACTGTTCATCTCTTTGATTTTCTGGCGCATTTTCTCGCGCTGTTCCCAGTAGTTCATAGTTGTTTTCCATTGCCTCCCTAAAGATTATAGGTTCATTCTTTAATAACCAGAGGATAAAGTCAAGTTGCTTTCCATAAGCAGTGGAGCGCCTGAAGGGGATAACGTTGCCCATTGAATTGGTTCCTTTCCTAAATTAACGAGAAGTTTATTAGCCGCCGTAAAACAATTACAGCCATTGAATGCGGGTACCTTGGTGCCAGTACGTCGAGATGCACTGTACTTACTGGGATGCGAAGCCGTTAGCGTGAGGTCGGGCCGCGAGAATTCTTCGCCGATAATGCGGGCCTGAGCCCCCCACAAGAGCCACACTGCATCTATTGGAACCTGCGCAAGTATGCTTGCAACAACGAGTTCCCAACCGAAGCCTGAATGAGAGAGCGGTTTGCCCGGCTCGACAGTTAGACGGGTATTTAAAAGAAGAACGCCTTGCCGCGCCCAGCTCTCAAGAGAAGTATCAATAGAAAGGCTTACGTCAGTGTAACATTGAGGTATGCTCTGGTCACGGGCCCACCTTTCTACCTCGCCAATAATATTACCAAATGAAGAATAACGGATGCTTCCCTTGTAATTCCGATGCAGACCGAATGCTAACCCATTTGCCTTGCCAACAGTATGGTAAGGGTCTTGGCCTAGGATAACCACTTTACAAGTGTCTGGCCGTACCAGTTCAATGGCCCTATAAATGTCCTTCTGTTGAGGACAAATCCAATTGCCCGAGAGTTCAATTAATTGGTTGAGGCTACTTATAATTGGAAGCTGCCAGCCGTTAACATTAGTTGTCATTAGATTCATTTTCGCCGTCTCCTAAAAGTTTAAAGAACTCGCCGATACTAATAATGCGGAAATTCGGTTCACGAACACGCAGCTCTTCTTTATTAATAACAAACCGGTGGTAGGCATCCCAGAGGTCAAGGGGGTCCAGTGCTTCCGCGTGCTGAAAGAACTGACCCCATAAGTATTCACGGTGTTCCACTGTAGGCTCTGCGCCATAATCATGCGGACATCTTTCGAGAATCTCTTTATCCGTAAGAGATGCAAGAGCAGCATTCGCCAACTCGTAACAGAGGCGATTAACCCATTGGTCATACGAGCTCATACAATGCTTTCAATCTCGCCGGCACACTCTCGTAAAATGTAGGCCTCGCCAAAATATCTTCCTGCAGGTCCAGTATGTTATTAACTAGAGGGCCAATCTCGCGATTACGGAGCCACCAGTCTTGCATCAGACGATTACGCTGCGTCGTCAGGTAGTCGAAGAATTGCCGTACTTCATTGTTATTTATGATTTGCGTTTGCATGGTTAATTAACTTTCTTACTTATGAATTTAATAATAGAACCATAAAGCTTAATCTCTTCTTTAGTATATTTTGCCGCTTTTCCTATCTGTTTGTAATTCTCTAACCAGTATTCTATTGGATAATCATGGCAGCCTATTTTAATCCTGCCGTTAAATGAATAACCGAAATCTACGCCCGCCTGGAAAGAGAAGATGCCGGCATACTTTAGATTAGCTCCTTGTAGACTAGCTCCTTGCAAGTTAACTCCTTCAAAATTAACTGCATGCAGATTAGCTCCCATTAAATAGGCCCCTTTTAGATTAGCCCTACTCAGATTGGCTCCTAGCAAGTTAGCATCTTTTAGATAAGCTTTATACAAATTAGCCCCGTGCAGATTAGCCTCTCGCAGATTAACTCCTTCTAAATAAGCTCCTCGCAAATCAGCACATTCGCCTTCTTTACCTTCTGTTTCTATCCAGAGCTTGTGCTTTCTTAGTATTTCTGGTAGACGAATTATAGTACTTTCCTGAATCATATTAACTCCATAAGTTTCTCGCGGTCTGTTTCCGTTAGGCAAAACGACCTCACAATGTCAGCTAATGCTTTACTCTCTGACCTTCCAGCGCCTATTAAGAAACGAAAAGTCTTGAGGTAAACTAAAAGTTGCCGGTCTGAACAATTTCTATTTAATGAACTCATATGAAATCTCCTTACCTTTTACTTATCGGCAGAATTCGGAAAAACTAAAACGCTTTTTGCGAGTTTAAGCAAAGAAATTTAACTCCATTTCAGCAATTTCCGCAAACAGGGAGGCAATGGAATCGTCGTCCGAACTCTCACCCATAGGCCTAGCTTCCTTGTAAACACGGGGGCTGCTCACTCCCGGCCGATAAACCTTAACAGGAAACAGGAAGCCATGCACAAGTTTTACTTCTTCCTTAAACACCAGCTCGGGCAGAACTGGTGGCGTTTCGGCCACCTGAACTTGTCGATTGCGTTTGAACTCACGTTTCTTATTAAATGTAAAATTAGACATTAGAAATCCTCCCCATTATAATAGAAATCACTTTCTTCAATTCGATTTTCATACCATTCTTGATACAACTTGTCTGAATAATTTCTGTAAATCTCGTCAATTAGCTTGCCGTCCTCAACCTCAAGGCCGTTCGCCGTGTAAATAGCTGCAAACTCAATGTCGTCGTCATGTTGGCCACCCACGTCAACGATTTCAACAATTGCGCCGTTTGAAAGTTGTATGATAGGCCAACTGTTAAATGACTGCATAAAAACCCCCTTTGAATTCGGTGTAAGCGTCGAGCAAACCAGCCCGCTCCGCCGTGATTGATTGAAATAGGCCGGATAGATTTTCCGTCACACCAGTTGCCGGATAAATCAGTTGCGCCGTCCTATCGGTGCTAACTACTAGTATGGCTTCTTGATTGAATTGCTTTGCAAGGCCAGCTAGGAATTCTACTTGGTCGGTTTGCTTGCCGTCCGGCTTTAAGGCAATGATAAACGAATGCTCCGTTGCCCCCTTCCACACCCCGGTTGCGTAATTATAAAGAAATTCGCCGTCTAGTAAAAGATTTTCCAGTTCTATAGTTCGATGTAAGTTGTCCAAGGTATCGAATTCCGGCCGCTCGGCGCTCATTAGGACGATTGTTGATGTTAATAAGTTCATAAATAAAACCCCCTTTATTTAAGTTAAATGATACAAACTAGTTAGTCCTTCGCGTAAAATATATCGCTTAAGAGCAGCTCGACTATTAGGATGCATTTGCTCACATGGCTCATAAACACCTAAGCGGTACCGGAATAAATTTGCAAGAATAGGTTCGCTGGAAATATAAACAATCCCTTGTTTTTCTGTTGCAACTGCGTAGTCTTCTTCATTTAGACGTTGAACTAGCTTAATTTTTCCTAAAGACTTCATACTAAACCCCCTTTATGCTATTTGTTTTAATTTCTTAGACAAGAAAACAGCTTTATGAACGTGAAAATCGCCAGTGCTCAATTGTAGCGTCCACTCATCGTAAGCACGCTCGGTCATTTTATTCGTTTCACCGTTAAGTTCAACCTCAACCATGTGATTTAATTTGAATTGAACCTCATCGATGTAAGCTTCAACGTCCTCGATTTGACTTAAAAGAAAATCACGTTTCTTAGAAACTGGCCGCTTACAAGCATGCAATTGAGTTAACAGGTCCTTGCGTTGAGCTGTTAAAGTGTTTAGCACGTCGACTAAGGTGAAACTATGCATGTTTTCGCGAGTATTAATGTAAACGGTAGGATAAACGCCTAATCGATTAAGCAAGTTCAGCATGTTACTTTGATGCTTACCCGTAGTCGGACTATACCGGTGATTATTAAAAATGTATAGGCCATCAATTTCTTTAAAATAGGACCACCAATCGTAGCTGCAAGCTTCCATAAAATTAAGGTCTAAACGATTATTAGAGGCAACGAATGACTGCGATTTAATCTTATATTTAAAACCCTTGAAAAACAGTGTAGTAAGCGCCTTAGCGTCTTGTGATTTAATTGCTTCGATAATTGTTTTCATAAATAAAACCCCCTGTTAAAAGTTAAGAACTAAACACATTTAAGGTATCGGCAACTGGGCCGAAAACTTTAGACCCCTACGCAACTTTTTTCTGATACCTTGAAGAATCAAGCGTCACGTGCTTATCACTCTTACAGTTCAACCAAACGGTAAGAACAATACCACCTTCGCCGATTGCTATCAATAAATCACATTCAGGCGAATAATTCATACGAAAAAGTAGTTTATAAGGTCGCCCATCTCTTTTCTCATATTCAACTAGCAGGCTTGCCTGCGTATCAATCATTGCAGGCAACACGATAGCGCCGTATCCGTCCTCATTCGCCGCCTTAAGAGCGTGCTTACTATACTTCAGCCAAATTTGCCGCGGCAGATGCAGTTTCGGCATTGCTATTTTATAATGATACAATACACTCGCTTTAGCTTCGTATCTGCTGTTCATTTTAAACCCCCTTTTCTTACGCTAGCACCATTGCCGCGTTTTTAATTCTATCGGCAACTGGTGGAATAACTTTAGGCCGGGCAACAAATGTTGAATAAGAAAGTTTATATTCAAGCTTATTCAAGCCACCAGAACAGCTCGAACGAGCTAGTTTAGGGGGTTACCTTGATAAGGGGTAGCCTTTGAAAACGCCCCAGAATCGCTGTTTTAACCAGCTTGTACAAGCTAATTACTGGCCGTCATAGCTTACAGGCGCTAGCTAGTATGCATTAGGTTTGCACTTGCCGATTAGGTAAGAATGGATGAGTTAATGGGTAAGAACTGACCTGTTAGCCTAACTGACGCGGAGAATAAATAGGTTAATCTCCGCAGGTTTATTTAACAGACAAGAGGACAAGCTAGAGTTGTCCAATTAGCAATATTGTAAACGGTAAACTAGCTTGCATAGCTCACTGCAGCTAATTTAGGGTAAGGCCTAGGTATGGGTCGGATTGACGGCGAGGCTCAGAATGTCTCTTTTTTCCAGCTAGTTCAAGCTGGTATACCTATTATGCACTATAGGAGCTAATAGAGAATTGCCGGTGGATTTCCCCGTTCAGAACCAGAGAGACTCACAAGGGGACGCGCACGAGAGCAGGTGCAAGTGGGTTCACGTTACCGGGGTTCGAAATTTAGCCATCTACACGTTTGGGGTAAATATGGAAAATCATTGCCAATAGCCCATCTTGTACTGTGTGGCTAGCATTTTAACTGTTGGGTGGCCGTTCTGCAGAAATTGGCCGCTCAGCCAGTCCCTGCAATAAGGTATGGTTCTAGGGTAGAAATGCTAGGGATAATGAAGGGTTATATTGATGGGCCGACAGGTAGTTAGTATACAGTTAAGCATACTATCCAGTAGTAAAGTTATGCATATAAGCTAACTTAGGTTAACTTTAGTATAACTGCTTAACTATTAAGCTAAGCTATATAGTTAGACTACTGCCCCACAGGGGGACGGATGGCATATATAGGGTGGGGGGTGAGTTATAATCCGATTATACCAACAAGCCGTTTACCTGTCAAGCTTTTTTTTTAACCCCTTGATAACAATTTCAATTGACAATCTTGCAATCTTTAGATATACTAGTTTCATTACTGTGTTTATCTAACAGTTTCAATAAGATACTAGGCATGGCAAAACGTCCTCTCAAACGACGATTAATCCCCTACAAGGTACTAGCTACCCTGGAACATGGGAATTTCTCCTGGATTGACCGGGACCCAACTGGCGTGCTGGAATTCCGTCTAGGCCCACTATCCCGTGAGCTACGGATTAGCGTCACCCGTGTGAAGGAGTCTCTTGCTTGGTTGTACGAGGAAGCAAAACTTCTGGAATGGGCAGTTGTGCAACGGGGCCGGGCAACCGTGCTCCTCAAACATCCTAAACGAGGGGAATCCTAAAATGCGCGTAAGCAGCCAAAATACCGCCCCTATTGGTGAACTGGCCGACCAGCTAGTCTACCAGCCTACGGACAAGGAAAAGCGTCTAAAGGCCCAATTCTGGCTCAAGGCAGCAGATAACCCCCTCATCAACCGGAACGCACTGGTTCTCGAGGACGTACGGCAACTCTTGAATACGGAAGCTCTAAATACAAGCTGGCCCAAGCCAGGCTTTAGGGAATGGTTCTCAAATACGGACGAATATAGGGAACGCCTGGAATACTTGTTTGGGTTGGCACTGGATGCCGCCGAGAAGATTCTCCAGAATGAAGACCCCAAGGCGCAGTCGGCACGTGTGAACATGGTGAAGGCAATCAGCGAACTTGCGGGAAAGATGCCAGGGAAATCAAGTAGTTCTCCGGCAGCAATGATAAGTAGTACCGTCAGTAAGATGGATAAGGCTCAACTGGAACTCCTCCTTCAGAGGAATGGGGTAAACTTCAAATTGTCCGCCAGTAAAGACCAGACAATTGATATAGAGCCCGAAAAAGATTGACATTTGATTAGAGATGGGGTATAATCATCAATGAACGACTTTAAAGTAATTACTGCTCCTTTACCCGCTGGTAAGACCACCACCATCATTCACGGTGCATTGGCGGCTGGCGAAACCAGGACGGTAAACTTTACGCTTGACTGCGATAGCGTTTTGATTGCCCTCTACGTGGATGCACTGGCTTCGGGCACTATGGACCTTACGGTTTACACACAGACCGAAGACGGCCATGAGACTGCAATCATTAGCTTTCCCACTGTCACTGGTCCAACAGCAGAACTCTTGATGCGCAAGGCAGCAGTTGCCATGAGCGTTATCAAGGTAGTATGCGTCACGACCGGCGCGGCAACCGTCGACATTAGGGCCAAAGGTCTTACGGCTGGCGAAACCAGCGTTAAGATACTGGGCTCAGCTGACTGGTCAGTCAGTACAGCTAGCATCACGACAGTTGCTTCGCAAGTTGTACCCAGCGGCCTCTCCGACCGTAACGGGCTCGTAATAAAGAACTTCAATAGTACGGGCATCCTGTACGTGGCGGAAACTTCTGGCAAGGCAACCAGCGCAGCTGGCTACCCTATAGGGCCCGGCGAGTCTCTAGCTTTCGACCTAGTTGCAGGGCAAGAGATTTGGGGCGTTGCATCCAGCGGCACGATTGACGTAAGACTGGCCGAAGCAGGTGGATGATGGGAATTAAAACTTGCTTACATTGTGCGACAGAACACTTACTCACTCCTGAGTTTTGGTATCAACGACGAAACTATTTAGAATGTCGAAGATACCGAAAAGATACGGCAAAAGCATATAGCTTTGTGTATCAAGAAAAAAAGAATAAACTTCAAGCGGAGCGTCGAGCTAAAAATCCGAAGAAGTTTAAAGAAGAAACAAATAAGTTTCATAGAACTTTAAAAGGACGATTTCGGACTTTAAAGTCAATGGCAAAACGAAGGCAGATTGAAGTTGTCTTATCGTTAGGTCAATATGAGAAAGTAGTTTCTGGTTCTTGTTTTTACTGCAGAGGAAAATTACCAGAAGCTGGACATGGAATTGATAGAGTTGATAGTCAAAAAGGCTATATAACTGAAAATATAGTTCCATGTTGTAAGACTTGTAATTTGGCTAAGCATGTTCAATCGACTGAAGAATTCAAGCAGTGGATTGTAACTGTTTATAAGAACTGGGCAGGTGGCTAGTATGGCAGTATTTGCACCAGTCGGCAGCTCCCAAATAACGGCCAGTTTTACAGGCGCGGCCAATCCAACGATTGCAAACGTTCCGATGGCCAGTGCAGCAACGGAATACTCGTACGCATTGCCAACGAATACGCGGCAGTTCCTGATAAAGAGTCGTTCCGGTGCAGCTCTCCAGGTCGCCTACGTGGCAGGAGATTCTGGCCTCGCATTCGTTACAGTTAACCGTGGATGTTTCTACGGTGAGTCCGACCTTACATTAGGCGGCATTGTTCTATACTTCCAATCCCCAGAAGCTGCTCAGACGGCTGAGATAGTTTCCTGGGTATAACTACTCTTAGGAGACATTAATGTCAAGCATTCTAGGTAAGTATCAAATTGCAATTAACGCGTCATCACTAGCTGATGGCGACAGCATTGCATCCTATCTTGTAGACAGTGCAGGCGCGCTGATTACAAGTACCCTAATAGGTGCAAAGCAATCAATCGACGCATTGGACGCCAGTTCACACGCCGAAGGCAGTGCATTTACCGCAGGAGACTACGGTTCTTTCATGCTCGCTATCGACGAGAGCGGCAACTACGAAGCATTAAATATCAACGCGGCAGGTGAACTACTTGTCAATGCTAACGTTAGCTTCACTGCAGAACATGCGGAAGATAGCGCATCAGCAGACGGTGATTCTCTCATTGGTATTGCAGCTGTTCGTCAGGACACCCTCGCGACCGACACGTCAGCAGATGGCGACTATTCATTCGTTAAGGTAGACGCACTCGGCGAACTCTACGTTAAAGATACGGATGTACTTGCTGAGCTTGTCCTCATTAAAGGTGACACGGCGGCAATTGCAACCAGCGTAGCCAATATCGATACCACGACCTCGAACATTTATACGGAAGTTCAAGGCATCCACAGTGATACTACTGCTATCGCAGCTAGCGTATCTGATATTGATAGCCTCGTTACTGCACTATCTAAGGCAGAAGATTCTGCACACGTATCTGGCGACCAAGGCATACAGGCACTTGCGGTTCGTAAGGATGCACAAGGCTCAAACGTTAGTGCAGACGGTGATTACGCTTCTTTACTCCAATGGTCAGAAGGTTCACTGAAAGTTGTCGATATTGCTAACGGCAGTATCCTCCAACAGCAGGTTAGCGTAACCAGTACTGCAGCAGCCGTTCCAGCCTCTGCTCTTGCAAATCGTAAATCTCTAATGTTACAGAATAGCAGCGCAGCTTCTATTTGGATTGGTTCTGCTACTGTAACCTCTTCAGGTGCAACTACTGGTATTGAACTTCCAAAAGCTTCCTTCATGGAACTAGAAGTAGGCCCAGCTGTTGACGTATATGCTGTTAAGAGTGGCGCGGGTTCACTGACTCTTAACGTTCTCGAAATGGCGTAACACAAGAAACTAAAGATACCCCTTGACCGAATAATGGCCTTGGGGTATTTTAATCTATGGGCAACCTTTTTCAAGAATGGGGATGAAATATGAAGCTCAGTGAAGTAAGCGTCGAAGACGGCAAGAAATGTGCTCAATTAATTAACCTTCTAAAGGCAGGTCGCTGGGAACTCTCTGGCCCTGACATCGCGGCGCATTCAGAGACCGTCCGGTGGGTACATGCGTTAGCAGGTTCCATGGCAGAGCAACTGAAGGGTTCTTCTTCCGCTTCTACCATGAAAGTCAAGTCTGTTGGTTCACTTCCCGTGGCCAGCAAAAAGAAGAGCAAGAGATAATGGGACTTTCTTACAGCCCAGATTTTGCAGACGTCGAAAACGTCAATTACACGTCAGGTTCCTTGACCGTCGGCACCAGTCAGCAGCTTGCATCTGCAAATGGTAGCAGTAATCTATCGAAGAGACAGGAACTGCTCATTTATAATAAATCCAGTAATACTCTATATTTTGGTCCAACTGGCGTAACAACCAGTACAGGAATACCCCTGGCACCAGGCGAAACCTTGAATGTTCCTTTTGGTGAAGCTGTAAGTGTTTACCTCATTGCGGCAGGTGCAGGCAATGCTTGCATTGTTCAGGAGATTGGCTAGCATCGATGGCAGTTAATAAATTTCCATTGGCAGACAACCACATTGTAGGTGGAACAGACGGCACCACTATCGGTAATGTTTCTGATTCTCTTAAAGTCAGTGTTTCTAATTCTGCAGTCATTAATGTCGTTTCTCAAGATTCGGCACAATACTACTGTGAAAATAATAGCCTCTATTCTATAGGTCTAGATTTAAACATGGCTGCTGCAGGAACGGATAATCCTCTAGTCCTCATGCGCAATCCCACCGGAAGCGGCAAGAAGATTGCAGTTTGGCGTGTTCAATGCGGTTCAACAGTAACTAACGTTGGCGTGGAATTTAAAATCTTTTCTTCTCCTACTGTCACGGCAAATGGTTCATCTGTTACAGTTTATCCTAGAAATGTTAATAATGCACAGGCGGCTGCTGTGGCCCTAATTACTAGTTTACCTACTATTTCTGCTTCTGGTAATCCTTTAAGCTTTTTGTCAGTAGGACAGAATTCTAATTCAATTATTTTCGCTGACGATTTCTCTTTGTATTTACAGCCCAATAGTTCAATTCTTATAACAGGGTCTCCCAGTTCAAATAATCGTAATGCAAGTTTAACTATCGTTTGGGCAGAGGTAACTTAATATGAGTGTTGCCTTATCTTCTAATCTAACACAACGACAGTATCCATGGCTATCTTGGAAGGCTGTATATGCAGTTAAGGGCTCTTTATTTCAATACGAGGATGACGGTCTCCTGTACACCATATGGACGTACGATGGCCCTGAAATCCATACCTGTCAGATATGGAAGGGCACTGTTCCTGATTCACTGACCTCTTCCTACTCACAGGCGCAAAACGATTCTGATAAGACAGATTTCGAAAACAACTACAAATCTCTAGGCAATCAAGCTCTCTCACAGAATGACACGGACGGCGCTGCAATAGTAAGAAATAAGGCGGCAAAGAAGGGCTGGACTTTCTGTTCCCTTCCGTTTGAATTTGAAACCTCCCGACGCTCTGACCACCTGTACGCAAAAGATTACCAAGGAAACGATAGGTCTTTTATCTCTTTGAAGATTTACGACGCGGATAACAATGAAATTACAACAGATGGTATAGCTAACATCAACTGGGACAGTGCCGTTAAAACAGTAATCGATTTTGAACCTCCCTACGACTACGAGGTTATTGGCGGTGACATTAGAACGCTCACAAGTATCTCTTCCGACGTTAGACTGTGGCTAGTGGCAGCCCCCGACATTGCAGCCCCCACGGGGTCAAAGGAGATGGGCGGCGGTATTAACCTCCGATATTTAGCGCCAGGCAACGTCTGGTCAGTAGACGGCAGAGTTACGAAATACGCTACCTATAATGCAACCTATCATACGGGTAAAATCCGTTTAATCCTTAAATATCCTGCAGGTACCAATGAATCTCTTCAGGTGATTGTTCAATTCTACAAGTTATGAAAGTTCTATTTACTTCATCTAATAGCCCTCTTTCCCGTCTTATTCGTAAGATTACGGGCGAGCAGGTCTCTCATTGCGCTCTACGGGTGTATGACTGTGTAATACACAGTAATCTTCTGGGTGTTCACATGGAGCCCTTTGAAAGTTTCAATTCTTCAATTATTGAAAGTGTTGAATTGCCTGACAATCTGGAGAAGGTTATCAACCTGCTGGCCAAATACGACGGCAATTTCTATGACTTCGGTGCCTTATTCTATCTGGGCTTGCGAAGCCTGTTTCCTTTCCTCCCTAAAGCTAATCTGTGGCAGACAACCGGTATGTTCCTCTGTACAGAGTGGATTACTGAAGTGGTGGATGGAAAAGAAAATAGTATGATTACTCCACATCAATTATATCTCAAATTAAAAGGAGAACAATAATGAATGGTTATTTCCCTCGAGACGTGCTGAAGAACGGCCTAAGTGCCATCGGTGCATCTCAAACAGATGCTGCAATCAGCGAACCCTTCGTAATCACGGCGAATGGGAGCAAAGCTCTGGTTGTTAAGATTAAAGTTTCTGCTGCAACTGTAAGTTCAGGTATTACGGCGAAATTACAGACTGGCATCGACCAGGAATGGGTTGACAGCAAGACAGTTGCAATCAGTGCTACTGGTGCATTTTATATCAAGTTGCTTGCAGAGAATTCATCTGACCAGAGTTTCCTGCCCTTACTTCGCTCAGGACGCATTGTTGTGAGCACCGGAAGTGGCGACAGCGTAACTTTCAGCAAGATTCAGGTTCTTCAGGACGAATAAGCAATTGACACTAAAGATGAAATGCCATATAATACAAGTATGGATATTGTCACTAGATATTGTAAGCACTGTAGGACCTATCATTCGTTAACCAATGAATTTTGGTTACAGACTGGTGGCAAAACTCGATGCCGTTTGCACTATGCTGAAACTACAAGAAAATGGCGTAAAAAGAACAAAGACCGTGTTAAGAATAGTAATGCTATTCAAAAACAGACGGTCGGTACACGATTCTCTCAAACAAGGTCTAATGCTATTAAACGAGGAATTCAGTTTAATTTAACTATTACGGATTTTCAGTTTCTGACTATTAGAAATTGTTATTACTGTACTTCTAACGAAAAGATTGGAATAGATAGAATAGATAATGATTTGGGCTATATCGTAAATAATTGTGTTCCTTGCTGTAAATTATGTAATTTAACCAGAAATAGACTTTATACTCATGACGAGTTTATTACTTTCATGGCTCCCGCTATAAGACAAGTTTTATTATGTCGACAAATCCAGAATTAATATTAGCAGCAGTAACAAGATACAAAGAATTAGCACTAATGGAGTGTTTTGATGCTAGTAACCTTGAAAGTCGACCTACAGATAAACAGCAAGAAGTCTTTAATGATATTGGCAAGATTCAATACAGGTGGGTAGTTGCCGGTAACCAAGCAGGAAAGAGTAGTTTGGCTGCGAGGGAAATCTCTTGGATTGTTACAGATAAGCACCCTTTTTGGAAACGTCCCATTGAATGGGGAACTGAAGCGTTATTAATCATTGTAGTTGGCCAGGACCGTAAGATGATGGAGCTTGAGCTCTGGTCTAAAAAGATAAAGCCTTTTCTTAACCCTGCGGAATGGAAAGAGATTCGACAAGGGGGTTCTTTACAATACGTTGAGTCTCGAATAAACTCTAATAGAATTGTATTCATCTCTCATAACGACAGCAGCGAAAAAAACAGGATACACATGCAAGGGTACGTAGCACACTATGTGTGGCTTGATGAACTTCCTTCAAGTATTCGAATATTTGAGGAACTTCAGCGCCGCGTAGATGCTCGTAAAGGATACTTTCTCGCCACATTTACTCCAAAGTTTAGAAATGAAGAGATTAAAAGAGTAGTTGAATCAGGCACTCCGCCAATAGCTAAAATATACAAGATGTCCAAATTGGATAACCCTCTCTACGCAGACCGTCGAGAAGAAGAAATGAAGAAGTTAGACGGTTATCCTGAATCTTACAAGAATTCCATCTTGTATGGCGATTGGTACATTGGCGACAGTAGCGTCTACTTCTTTGACCACAGTTCCATGGTAGAAACGCCGCCTGATTACAGTGTGGGTTGGCGACACGTTGAATCTTCTGACCCGGCACTTCAATCGAAGTTTGGCTTCACTCTCTGGGCTGAATGTCCAGCAAATGGCATCTGGTATCTCGTTAAGGCCGAATACATTGAAGGCATTCAAGTGCCTGAAGATATTTTCAACGAGGTAATGAAGAAGACGGCAGGCTACAACATTGTTCGGCGCATCAGTGACCCACACGAGGCCTGGTACATTAATACGGCCCGAAGTAAGGGTATTAATTACTTAACTCCCTTCGATAAGAATTCAAGGAAGGGCGAACTCATCAAAAACTTGCAGTCTGCTCTAGGTGGCGACATTCGCATTGCCCCCTGGTGCAATCTGTTCATTAATGAGATTGAAACTTGCCAATGGTCTGAAGGTGCCACCACTGGTCGCATTGTAAATAGCAGCCGCTACCATCTATTGGATAGTGCTCAATATTTTGTTGATTGTCGACCCGCAGATACGGTACAATTCATTGTGAAGCCTTGGTATCAGGAACTCCGTGAAGGACACGCTAAACGCAAAAAGGCTGAATTCTTAGCTCGTAAAGCTACGAGAAGTAGGAGAAGTAAATGGGCAGGCCGGCAATTATCGCGCTTATCGTAAGTAGTTTACACCTCACATTACCTATCATAGGTATACTGTGGTTTGCTTTACGACAGGAGCGGCAGCGACTAGAACGGGCCCGCCAGGCCCTAGCCAGACAGTTAATGATGGCAGCAAGAGGCAGGAGACGGCATTAGTATGAAACTTAACCTAACTTTAATTGTAGACCAGGACGTACCACCATCACGGCCAGAACAGCGCCCTTCCTTAAAAGATAAAGTAGAATACGCGATTGATTGTATTGATTGTGGAGGCTATAATAAATCAGAAGCGATTCTGTTTTTGCGTAAGGTACACAATAAACTAGAACAAATGCATCCTGTAAAAGAAGATGCTCAAATATTGATTGACATGATAAAACCAGTTTTAGGTGAGTATGGAACAGAACACCTAGAAGGAAGAGAGAATACTGATGGCGAAGCTTAATATCTGGTCTCCTGAAGAGGCTAAGAAAGAACTGTCAAAGAGGCTTGCTTACTGCCGTGTTTCCCGCAAGAACTACGAGTATCAATGGGAAGAGAATGAACGAACCATTTACAATACCAGGGGAAAGACTTTTAGTCCAGACCTTAGCATCTCTTTCGAATCTGAAGTTGAAATTGGTGTAACGGATATCGACCAGTCAAATACAGATTACGGTATCAATTACGCATTCAAGAATTTCCGTTTTATTCACAGCCAGTTATCGGCAAACCCCCCTTCTGTTGTCTGTCGTCCTACTAGTAATGACCCTTCTGACCGTCGCAAGGCCGATGCCGCCGACCGTCTCATTAGGTACGCTATCCGCAAATACAAGTTGCAGGAACTGGTAGACCTTTGCTCGGCAAATACCTTGCAATACGGCACGGGTTTCATTAAGACAACCTGGGACCCAGACGGTGGCGACATTCTCGACGTTGATGCAGAAAATGATGAAATTATCATGGAAGGCGACATTTCTTTTAAAGTTCCATCTCCATGGGATATCTACCTTGACCCTGATGCGGCAACTTGGGATGAAGTTAAATACGTATTCGAACGTATTGCTATGCCCTACGACGAGGCCGTCTACCGTTTCGGCGAAGATAAGAAAGACGTTCTCGAGAAATACAGGGTTAAAGAAGAACCTATTCGCCAAGACCAAGGCGCTCGTACTGCCCTAGACCAAAAGAGATACGACATTGTGGAAATCTATGAATATTGGGAAAAGGGACTTCCATATAATGGCATGATTGGGAAGTTCTGCTACCTAACCAAGGACGCTGACCTATTGACGCCTATCAAACCAAACCCCTTCCGGTTCGTGGCTCCAAAGGCCCATGGTGTAGACCTTCCAGGTGACCTCGAGAATCAAGAGAAAAAAGAGATGCCGGGCAAAGCTCGTCTTCCCTATCATATTTTCACAGATATTGACATCCCAGGCATGGCTTGGGGACGGGCCGCCGTGGCGTACCAGGCTCCGTTACAGGATATGCACAATCGTCTGATGAACGTTGTAGCCGACTGCTTGCAGGCCCACGGCGTTGCTCGTTTAATTCTACCTGAAGACGCAGAAGTTGCAGACAATAGCATTACAAATAGTCCATGGGATATTATCCGCTACACGGGCAATAAAGAGCCCAAGTACATGGAACCTATGCCTCTTCCTCAGAGTGCAAACGACCTAATTGCTCAGGTTAAAAGCGGTATCGACGACATGGCTGGCGTAAACGAAAGTATGTTCGGCCAACAATCCCGTGAACAATCTGGTTTTAGTATGCAATATGCGACGAACCAAGGTAACATGATACGCCGCCGTTTGTTTAACAAGTACGTTCTTCTGGTAGAGTCTGCTTACAAGGCCTACCTCGACCTTATTCGCAAGTACTGGACAGAAACCAGGACCATTTACGTGTTGGGTAAAGAGAAAGCATTTGAAGCCCTTGACGTTAAAGGTGCTGATATTGATGGTGGATTCGATATTGTGGTAGAATACGGCGCCTCCTTGTCTCTTGACCCGACCAGTCGACGCGAAGAAATCTTAACCCTTCTACCCCTCTTCAAAGAGGCCGGCGTTGAGACCCGGACCGTTCTTCAGATGTTAAAACTCAATGAACTTGAAGGCTTGTACGACGATATTCAGCTTGCTGCCGACCGTCAGAGAGAGATTTTCGAGGAAATGAATGCTTCAGGTGTATACATTAAGCCAGAGGAACTACAAGACCACAAGAACATGCTTTCCTTTGCCTACATGTACATAATGACCACTGAATTCAAGTACTTAACAGACGAAGAGAAGAATCTCATTAGGCAGCACATTAAAGAACGCGAAACTCTCGCAGCGCAAGGAGCGCAACCGATGGGAGGCCCAGCAGCTGGAGCCCCACCACCAGGAGCTCCTCTACCAGCATTACCGGGGGCAGGTGGCCCCCTGGACGTAACGCAATCAGGGCCAGCTTTCCAGGGCGGGCCAGCAGCCGGAGCACCCTCTCCTAAAGGGTAGCTTGCATTAGCTGAATAAAAGCTTGACAGTTGTACCTAAACTTGCTATAATATAGGAATAAATAGGTATATTGGGTCTGGTTATTGAACGTGGGGTTTAGTAACTGATTGATTTGACTACCTGTTTCAGCAGTAGCCATCCCAAGCCAAGGGGACGCTATGGAGGATAATATAATGGCACTTACAGAAGCGCAAAATGCAGTAGTATCCAACCCCGTAAATGCGGCGCTAGACGCGCTTAAGAGCGGCAAGGATGTAGCAGAAAGCGTATACGGCAGCAAAAATGCTGTAAACCCCAGTCCTGAAACCGAGAAAGCGTTTACATCCAACGAATTCATGGAAGGTCAGGACACTGAAGCAGCTCCCGAATCAGAAACTGGTTCAGCAGTTGAAGCTTCTAATCCATCCCTTTTGGACGAAGTGGTATCCAAGAGCCAGGCCGATGCGAAAGTTAAGCCCGCTCTTGAAGAGATAATCATATCGGACGAGAACGGACGAAAGAAGATAACTGTAGATTGGAATGACAAGGAAAAGCTTAAGAATTACGTTAAAATGGCCGCAGGGATGCGGAAGTTCCAAGCAGAGCGAGACCAGGTACAATCGAAACTAAAAGAGATTGAACCTAAATTCAAAGATTATCAACAGGTAATCGATGCTCTGGAAGGCGCGTTTAGCAGCGATGGTATTAAGGGCGTAGTCAATCTCTTAACAGGAGATAAAGATGGCTACAATAAGAACCTACAAAAAGAATACAATCGACTGAAAGCCCGCGAAGAAGCTAGCCCAGCACAACTGGAAAAGCTAGACTTGGAAGAGAAACTACAACGTGAAGCCAACGAGCGTATCCGTCTTCAAAAGCAAATGGAAGAGCATCTAAATAGGGCTCAACAGGCAAACGAAGAGGCGGACAAGAAATCGATGGAATCCCAGGTAAATCCAGTATTTGAGAAATACAGATTTGCAGGGAAATTAGGTGACCCAGTAATGGAACACCACCTCGATGAGGCAATCTGGGAACAAGTGAAGAAAAGATTCAGTGAATACCCAGATGATAAAGAAGTAACTTCTCAGGACATTGATAAGGAATTCCGTACGGTCAGTTCGATGTACAGAAAGATTATCAACAAACAAGCGGACCAAAAGAGCCGTCAAGTGATTGAGAAGAAGAAACAAGCCGCTCAAGAAAACGTTGCAGTAAAGGCCATTAACGGCATCCGAAGAAGTTCCGAAAGCGAAGCTTTCAAGAATGATATTAAAAGTGGTAACCTGACTGGTGCTCTTACAAGCTTACTGACAGGTAAATTTAAATTTTAAGCCCGCTATGGGCGCTTTCAAACTAGGCCAACAAATAAGCCCTAGGGCGGAAGCTGACAAAAGGATTATTAGATGAGTTTTTCTAACATTGATAATCTTCAACTAGGTAAATTCTTACAGATTGCCTTTTCTGAAGGTGTCCGTTCACAGATTTCTCAAGATTATCGTGACTGGGACCACATTAAACAACAACGTGTAAGCGACCCAGATGGACGTGAAGTACGCTTCTTGTTCCAACGCTCATACGGCCCAGGTGCAGTTCAGTACCGTAACCCAAACTTTAGCTCAACTTTCCCAGCAGCTCAGCAAATTAGCGTTTCTGAACATACTGCTATCTACAAGGAAATTGACGTGACTATCGAACTCGAGTACAACTTATGGAACCGAGCTCGTAAGTCACCTGCAAAGTACGCTGAACCACTTGCATTGGAAATCCAAAGCAAAACTATTGCTTCAAAGCGTCGTCTTGCTGCTGACCTTTACGGCGACGGCACTGGCGTAATCGGAACAGTTTCATCTGCTTCTGACACGACTGGCGCTGGCGGATATGTGACCATTACTCTTTCTTCTTCTAACAGTGCTCGCGGCCACGTTGGCTTTTTCGAATACGGCGACCTATTGTTGAATAAGAATCCAGACGGAACTGCTGACGACCCAACGGTTTCTGGCGGTACTTTCTATGCATGGCGCGTAAAGCAGAAATTGCGAAGAAACAATCAAGTAGTTCTTGAAGCAGTAGATGCATCAATGAACGTACTTTCTTTGACCGCTTCAAGCATTGACGCTTCTGACCTTCTTTACCGCGTTGGCCAACCAACCATTGCTGACCTTACCGGTTCAATCTCTGATTACGGCACTGTCACTGAAGTTATGGCCGGCCTTGAGTCATTAACTGCAAACGACGGACGCGTTATTCATGGAATCACTATGAGTGGCTCATCTGCTGGTACTGTAGTTGACGCAGGTGGTAACCCGCTTGACGTTTCTTATATCCAACAAATGATGGACGATGTTAAGATTAACGTTGGTCAATCAGTTTATAGCTGGCCGATGATGGCAATGGCTCCAGAGTCACATGCTGCACTTATCGAAAGCCGCGAAACTGACCGCCGATTCATCACTGTTGACGACGCAAAACGAGGTATCAAAGTGTTCGCTTACCAACATGGTAACGATTCTCTCGAGACCTACACTTCAGAATACGTACCATTGAAGAGATTGTATGCATTGCCACAAGCAAAAGCAGGTAATAAGGTACTTGAGTATTGGGGAACCGATTTCGAACCAGTCAAAATGGGCGGAATGGGCGAATTCCATCTTAAGCCATCTGCTGCTGGCGGACACGAAAGACGTATCAGTTCATACATGGAAGCGCTTTGCTGTTTAATCTGCAAGCATCCAGCTGCAATTGGCCGTCTTGAGAACTTTACTGTCTAATACTTTCTGGCAACCCCATCTCAGGCCAGACGTTTTAAGGGTAACGTAAACCCTTATAATATAGAGGAGATGTCCTTAGCGCAATACTAGGGACCTCTCTCCTCCCTAACTAACTGAGGGCTAGCCACCCCTCCCAATTTGGGCAAGAAGGCTGTAAAACAAATCGGAAAGGAATATTTATGGCAGCACCATCATTAGCAACAGAAGCAGCCGCAGCGGGTAATTATCCCTCACGGCGATTTAATAAAAGAGAGCGCAAGATACTAGCTTCCGTAAAGGACTACGTTGACAGCCTCGAAGAAGCTGGCGTAATTACTTCAGAAGGTGACCTAATTGTTGGCGATTCTCTAGGAGCACCCGCTCGTCTAGCTTTAGGCAGCGAAGGTCTTCCACTGGTTGCCGGCGCATCAACTGTTAGCTACGCAGCTCTTTCAACAGACGGCCTAGCAGACGGCTCTGTAACTCTTGCAAAACTTGACGCAGGAATTGCACCCGCCTATATCGTAGTTTACGCTGGTTCTTTCACGACTGCTGGCGGCGACGCAAATGAGCAAATTAGCGTTTCTGGCGCACTTTCAAGCGACCTCGCATTCGTACAGATGCATACTCAGGGAGCAAGCCCTCAGACCCTTTTAACAGCGCAAGCAGCAACTGATGCCATCAACCTTGTATTCAGCGGTGACCCATCGACTGACCACATTGTTAAGTATCAAGTTCTACGAGCAGCTAGTTAATATTTGACCCCCACGCCGATGGTTAGGTAATTCTCCTCCGCTTGTACGGAGAGCACATGCCTAACACAGGCACCTTAGAAGGTACTAAAGTTGGCTACAACAATCTCCCGCAATCTAAAACTCCGAATAAACAGTAACCTAACTGCTGACGCACGCTTCAACCTCGAGCGTATTGATGCGCTAGGAGCCGTGTTTAATCTGGATAACACAGAAACTGCCATCATACGGTCGAAAGAAGACATTGTTTTCAGGCCGCAAGACGCTAGCGTAGGTGGTTTAGGAACGGGCGGTAGCGTATCCTTTGGTATTAGCAGCCAATTATTGGATAGTTTCAGCATCTACGCAGATGAGATTAACTTCCAGGGCAGCTTAAATCTTAAGGACATTGCAACGGGTGGCACACGCAGTTTAAAACTGCGGTACAAGTCAGACGTTACGGGCAGTACCGATACGGCGGCAGACAGGCAACTGGATATCGACCTTGAAGGTGCTGACAGGCAGCTGGTAATGGGCGGCAATTTCAGCACGGCAGGTGGCAATCTAGCATTGACTCTAACGGCTGATTCTGCTTTAACTCTTCCAACTTCTGGGACGGTTTCAACTCTTGCAGGAAATGAGTCATTTACTAACAAAGTGATTGACGCTGACCTTAATACATTGTCTAATATAGCGAACGGCGCAATTAAGGCAGGCGCAGGCATTGTTTACGGCAAGTTAAATCTGACAGGTAGTATTGTAAATGCTGACGTTAGTTCTTCAGCAGCAATTGCCGGCACGAAGATTAGCCCTGATTTCGGTTCGCAGGACCTCCTAACGACCGGTCAGTTACAGCTTTCTAATGGCTCCTATGCTACCTCTTTTGTGGCCAGTGGCTCGCAGGCATCAAACCTGTCATTCATTCTACCGGCTAGCACGCCTTCGGGAAACCAAGTACTGCGGGCCAATAATAGTAATCCCTTTCAATTAGAGTGGGGTACAGTTAGCGGCGGCGGTGGCGGCAGCGTAATGAAAGTGGCTGGCAATTGGCTAGCTTCGGACGGCACAGTTAAGGTGTTCGACCATGGTCTAGGTACTACTGACATTAATCTCCTGATTTACGATAGCACAGATAATAAAATAATTGACGTTGACGACATTGAAATAACAGATAGTAACAACATAACACTAACCGCCAGTCAGGCCCCTTCGGTCAGCTGGCGCATCATTGTACAAGGATAACAAAATATGAGAAGATGGTATGGTTCCATTTCAAAACTCGTGTCCATCCTGTTCGAAAAAGACGCACAGGATATCACCCTACGGCCCAATCAGAGTGTAACCTACACAGGTGCACATTCTATAGATTTACCCCCAGAAGATGCAGACAGCATTATCGTTTCTGAAACTGCTAACCAGGCTATTTCTAATAAGAACCTCGATAACAGCAACTCTTATACATCTCTGGATAATAACTTTACTCTTCAGGATAACGGCGACAATACTAAGCAGGCACAATTCAATGCTTCTGCTATTTCTGCCTCAACTGTTAGAACCTTTTCGCTACCCGATGCAAATACCACACTGGTAGGCACCGACGTTAGCCAAATCTTGACCAATAAGACAATCAGTGGCGCAAGCAATACCCTGTCTAACATTTCCCTGACAGCCAGTGTTACGGGTACGCTTCCTATCGCAAATGGTGGTACAAATAGCGCTGCTGCTCTAAGTAACAATCGTGTAATTAAATCGGCCGGTGGTGCAATTGTCGAGGCTGCTGCAATTACTGCTGCACGTGCATTAATTTCTGATGCAAATGGCATACCGACACATTCTAGCGTAAGCAGTGCAGAACTAGCCTTCTTGTCTGGTGCAACTTCAAATATCCAAGCCCAGTTCGATGGCGACAAATGGAAGCAACCAGCTCGCGCAGCTTCAACGGCCAACGTTGACATTTCAACTGCTCTTGAAGACGGCGACGTACTTGACGGCGTAACTCTTGCCCAAGGCGATAGAGTACTTCTTAAAGACCAATCAACCGGTGCAGAGAACGGCATCTATATTGTTTCTCTTACTGGTGCAGCTTCTCGCGCAGCCGATGCAGATGAATCTGCTGAATTTCCTTCAATGTTTGTTGCAGTTCAAGAAGGTACGGCGAATGCTGACAAGTTGTTCTATTGTTCAAATGATAATGCATTTGTACTTGATACGGACACCCCAGTATTCAGCCAGTTCCGCGCAGCTTCAGCCAATGAAGTAACTAATGCAGGTTCTTCAACTGATAATGCATTGGCCCGATTCGATGGCACAAGTGGCAAGATTATCCAAAATAGCGCTGCTATTCTTGATGACGCTGGTGCTCTTTCTGGCTTAACCCAATTAGACGTTGATAACCTTAGTGCAAATGGTAATACCATCAGTTCAACGGACAGCAACGGTAACATCGTACTTGACCCAAATGGTACTGGTCTCGTATCAATCAGCGCTGCTCACCTTAACCTTGCTTCTGGCACCAGTGCAAGCGAATTACGCTTCTTCGAACCATCCGGTTCAGGCAGTAACTTCACGGCCTTCAAGGCGCAAGCACAAGCCGGAGACGTTACCTATACACTTCCAGCTGCCGATGCGGCCTCTTCTGGCTACGTCCTTAGTTCTGACGCTTCAGGAAACTTGAGCTGGGTTAGCAATGCTTCCTCTGCTTCTTTTAAGACAGATTGGGCTCTGGCCGATGGTACAAGCAAGACAATCACGCATAACCTTGGCACACAAGATGTTATCGTTCAGATTTACGACAAGGCAGATTTCGCAACAATCGAAGTTGACAGCGTTGTTCGTACAGACGGAAATACCCTTGACCTTACTGCTTCCCAGGCGCCTAATGCTTCTGGCTGGAGAGTAATGATTCTAGCGGTATAATACCTTAGGAGTTATAATAGATGAAATTATTTGGTTCATTATCGGAACTTGTGTCGCTGGTTGCTCGTAAGAACAGCCAGGCGATTACCTTGCGTCCGAATCAAACTGTTACCTATACGGCAGCTCGGGATGTTCAGCTGCCTCAGGAAAATGCGGACCAGGTAATCTTGAGTCGTGCATCTACTGACCAGGGCTCTTCTCGTCTGCAAAATAAAGACCTAGATGCCGCAAGCGTTAAATTCGTCGACACGTCCGATACTAGCAAGGCTGCTGGATTCACCACTTCAGGTGCATCCAGCTCTACCCGCTTGAGTATAGCTTCCGTTGCTACTACCAATAGAACTGTCACAATGCCAGATGCTACTACTACTCTGGTAGGTACAGACACCACGGATACCCTCAGCAATAAAACACTAGCATCTCCAGCAGTTACAACCAGCGCAAGCTTCAGTAATCAGGCCGCCATAAAGTTCTTTGAACAGACGGGCAACGGTACGAATTTCGTTGCACTGGAAGCTCCCAATGCTGTAACGGCAGACACTACTTTTAAACTGCCTAACGGCGACGGTTCACCTAACCAGGTGCTTCAAACAGATGGTAGCGCGAATCTCAGTTGGGTAAGCCTACCCGGCAGTGCAGGCAGTACTACTACCGACCTTGATAGCACAAATACAACTGTTAACTCAGGCACTACCTTGTTTCATCCAAATTTGACAATTGATACGTCTACAACGTATACTGTTAATGGTAGACTTTTAAGCGAGAACCAGATAATTAATAATGGCACGCTCATCGTAAACGGAACATCAAGAATATTATAACTTTAGGAGAATAAATAAATGTCACAATTACAAGTAGATACCATTCTAAACGCAGCCGGAACAGGTGCTCCCAATGCATCTTCTGGCCTCAAGGTCAACGGCGCCTTCATTGGCGGCACAACTTCTGCGAAAAGTGCCGATTATACCATTACGGATACTGATGGTTTTGCACTGATTGCAATGACTACCAGTAGTACGAACCGTACCGTAACGTTGCCAGCAGCAGCGAATAATACTAATCGAGTGTTGACTGTTAAGAAGGTAGACTCTGGTACTGGTTATCTGATATTGGCTCGTGCTGGCTCTGACACTATCGATGGTCAGACAAGCAAAAGAGCAGTAGAACAATATGACTTTATAGCTGTTCAGAGTGATGGAACGAACTGGCATGTTCTTAATATCGGGGGTAGTCAGTTTGGCTGGTTGAGACTCAGTGGTGGCAACGGTCATGGGTCAACTAACAATAAGATACGTAGATTCGTAACTGAAATTACTAGTGCAGCCAATCACCTTTCCATGACCTATGCTGATAGTTCTACAAATGGCGGCTCTATCACAATCGTTCAAGACGGTATTTACCAAATCAATTACATGGATACTGGAAGCACAACCATAAACGTAGGTATCTCTGTGAACAGTTCCCAGCTTACTACTAGCATCGATTCGATTACTAATGCCGACAGAGTAGTTCTTTTTACTACAGCCGGCGGTGGTCTCCGTAGTGGAGGTTCTGGTATTATAAAGCTATCTGCTGGAGATGTTGTACGTGCCCACACTGACGGCACTGCTAACGGGACCACAGACCCAAATATCAACTTCTCAATGGCACAAGTCCAGAAGTTATAAGAGATGCCTGAGTTACGTGAACATCTAGATAAGCGATTTGACCGTTTAGAAGATAAGTTAGATTCTTATGCTGAGCGACTTGTAAAAGTTGAATCAGAACAAGGATTTATAAAAGGTGGCCTAATGGCTGTCCTCAGTGTGTTTCTAACCGCCATTGGCTATCTGGTCAAAAAGTACTTGACGTTCATACATTAATTAATTACAATAGTTTCAATGCAATAAGGAGTTTTAGGCAATGAAAAAAGACCTTTTAAAGAAAATGAAGATGCCAGAGAAGAAGCAAGATGACATGCTTCAAATGGACGAGCATGACCTTGACCTAGGGTCGGCTGCAGGTGAGCACCCAGAAGAAATGGACATGGGAGCACCTGAAGACGAGCAAGGAAATCCAGCCAAAGGCGAAGAATCACCTGAAGAAGAGAATGCTGAATTACACCACATGCCAGATGAAGACCTAGTAAAAGAACTTGAAGCTCGCGGCTTTAAGGTTCAGCGCCCAGCCAAAGGTGAAGAGTCTGAAGAAGAAGAATCAAAAGAATCTCCTGAAGAAGAATCTGCCGAGAACGAATCAGAAGAACAATACTAAAAAATGCGTAGATTAACTGTACAGACCTTAATAGACGAAGTGAGGTCGATGATAGACGAGGATAATACCTCTTCTGTTGATGACGCACTTGATATTCTTCCGGCCCTAAATAGGGCGCAGGACTACGCGGGTAATATTCTCGCTCGTCAATATGAATCGCCGATGATTACACATACGACGGTAGGATTGATTGCAGGCGTGAATGAATACGACATTCCTGAAGATGCCTTCGAGCAGCGCTTGGAAAAGGTAGAGGTCTCCATTAATCAGCTCTTCTACCCCGTAAAAAGACTTGATTACCAGGACATTACCCTCTACGAAACTCCAACGAAGATTAACGTTCCCTACTACTACTGTGTAATCGGTAACAAATTCCGTCTTTTACCCACTCCTTCAGGAACCTACAGCCTACGCATCTGGTATCTAAAAGACCCAGACCCTCTCGTAAAAGAGCAGGGCCGCATAACTATTCTTAATACGGCGAATAACTACCTAATTGTTGACAGTATTGGTTCTGACCTCACTGCTGAGATGGACCAATTAAACTCCTACGTCAACATTGTAGACGGTCAGTCAGGCCTCATTAAGGCCAGTATGCAAATCCAGTCAATACAGGGAAATAAGATTACCTTCAAAAGTTCTCCTACACGCAGTACTGTTCTGAATAAGACAATCAGTAGCTCCATTCCTTCAACGGTAGAGGCAGATGACCTGATTTGCGTTCTTTCAGGCTCTTGCGTTCCCCTCTTCAAGAAGCCCAATAGCAATTTCCTCATTCAATACGCGGTCGCTGAGATTACCCGCAAGTTAGGTGGGCCGGCTGACATTGAAAAAGCCGTCCTCAAGGACCTAGAATTACAGGTAGAGCGCAGCTGGGTTGGCCGCGAAGTCTCTCAGAGGGTCAAAAAGGTCAGTAAGAACTGGGCTGTACCAACCCGTAGATACTTTAACAGCATGTAGTGCCAGTAACCAATGAATAAAAAAGACCTAGTAGAACTAATAAAAGAACACGTTAAGCTACTGAAAGTACTACGTTCCCCCTCACACAAGGATGACCTTAAAGAAGCTGCTGAACAGGCGCAGGAACTTGAAGGTTACAAAAAGGAATTGAAAAAGAATGGACTTTAAATTCCCTTGGGAAAAAGAAGTTAGCGACGAGAATGCTAACGACAATAGTGATGAAATAAAACAAAAAGCTGCCGCATTCGAAGCTAAACAGGGCAAAGGCCAAAAAGGTGACGAAGAGCAAGGAGCTGAGGAAGGCGACATTACCGATTACATTGCACCTGTTGAAGGTGTCGGTAGAGGCTTTTTAAAGGGTGGCCTAAAAATGGCAGCTAAAGAAGCTGCAGAAATAGGCGAAAAGAAGTTAGGAAAAGGATTATCTGAACGAGTGCTGGATTACAGTAAGTTCAATAAACAACAGAGGCCCACTGAATTAACTTCTTTCGAACCAGGCGCACAAGCAATTAAGAAGCAGAATGCAATTGAATTATTTAAGAAACTAAGGAATCAATAATATGGCAGAGAAGAAAAAGTGGATACAGGGAGCTATTAAGCATCCCGGTGCCCTAAAAAAAGAGCTAGGCGTTCCAGAAGGCGAGCCAATTCCAGAAAAGAAACTGAATGCAGCTGCTGAAAAGGGTGGCAAGTTAGGCCGACGTGCCCAACTAGCGAAGACTCTCAAGAAAATTATGCATGCCGGTCCCCCGAAATAAGGAACAATGCTATGCCACTAGCTGTTGGAAAAGATAAGAAAACAATCGGTAAGAACATTAGCAAGCTGATGGGCGAGAATTACCCACAGAAGCAGGCAATTGCGATAGCACTGTCTGAAGCCCGCAAAGCGGGTGCGAAGATACCCAAAGCTAAAGCCAAAAAGAAACCTGCCTAAGCAAACCGAGGTCCCTGGTGTACCAATACATAAGCGTTCCAATGCAAGATTTTGGAGCAGGGATAGACCAGCTCAGTGCCGAGAATCGCCTCCAAGATGGATACAGCGAATCCCTAGTTAATATGGACCCCAAGCCTGAAGGCTATCTCGCGAAAAGGGTGGGCTATCAGGGTCACGGCGGTTTCCTACCAGTCCGCATCAATAAACTAGAGTACGAATCCAGCGACATTTGCTTCTATCTAGATGGCAGCGTCGACGTTTCCTCCATTGACCTCTCCTCAATCCGTTCAACTCCACTAATCGTTTACGGTCGAACCAGTGAAAGCCACGCTGACGGCGACTGGGACAATACAGATAGTGTTCACTACTACCCCAGTTTTACTACAGACGTACGCAGAGTATTTAACACTGGAACAAATACGCTAACTATCCCTGGAACAGAGCACGGACAGGGCAGCATTGTAACTGTAGGCCTGCTTGAAAGCACCAGTGACACCGATAATAGTAACTCCTTGTTCTTTCCTGATTCTGTTGAAATTACGCAGAGTACTGCTGACATTAACATTGGCTATACTAATGGAACTGGCAGTGATTTTAAAGGATTTGCCTACGTCCTAGATAAGCAGCCTGTAACGGGCAGCGTATTTGTTTCCTCTCCAACTAGTATTGGGACAGGTATTGGGACATTTACCATTACGGCAGCTACACACCAGTTGTCTAATTTCAACATTCTGGTAGACGTCTACGAAGACACTGGCTCCATCTACAAGAAAATCCTACCAGATTCCGTAACACTTACCAGTTCTGGTACTGTAGCCATTACGATGGATAATGAGACGGGCAGTCCATTCAATGCTATTTTCATACTAACGGCTACTGGCGTCTCCAATGTAGTGACGGGCAGCGTTGCTGCTGGCAGCACAATGACAGTTAGCATCAGTAATATCAGTAAATCCTTCATTAATGCAACCTGCTACCTAGAGCAAACAATTGGTGGCACGAAGGAAATTGTAATACCAGATAGTGTATCTGTAGACAGTTCTACTGGCACCGCCACTATAAGCTTCCAGAATGGACTTTCGACAGATGCAACCTTCTACGTATTTTATGAATACGCTTCTATAAATATCAATAAGATTTGCGTGACTGGCAGTACTGTTTCTTCTGACTACACAGACGATTCGGTACAGATGACCTTATGGGGTCTTGACCATCGGGCAATTTACGGTTCTAACCCAACTGTTGATAGGCCAGGATGGGTCACGCATTTGGATAGTTATAGAAGTGAAGGCGAAACTAGACTTGTCTCGGGATTAGGCGGCAACCTATTCGAGATGCGCACCAGGGACGAGGTTGGCACTTCATATTTGCTTCCTCGTCTCTATCCTAACTTCAGGGGTCGCGTTGCGTCTAGCACTGTAATCGGCCCGGCATTTATTGATACGGCAGATAGTTCTTCTCGTACCAGGGGATACTTACAATTCCTAGGCGGTGGCGAAGGATTTGCTCAGGGTACAGCTGTAGCGTGGCAATCGGGCAATCAGGTTAAGTATACCCTCAACTGTCCTAATCTCGTAATCAATGGCACTTTGAGTACTATTATCAGTGGTACTAGCGGACTAGAAGATTATCTAACCGTTAATCAGGCCGGCTATTCCATAAACTCTGGTACCTTTAAAATCATCAGTGCAAGTAATCCCAGTACCGATATTATTGAACTGGTGGTTGAAAATCCTGACAGAGATAGTGCTGACTATGATGAAACTGATGCTGGCATGGAATGCGGCGTTTTCACTGATAGAGTTACCTTTACGGCGACTAGCTCGCTTATTAACGGCGACCTTATCAGTGCAGAAGTATTTACTGATGAGGCAAGCATCTCGGTCAGTTCTTCGAGCGGCAGCACTGTTGTGTTGGAAAATGTTCTAACGGAAACCACGCTGGTGGCAGGTCTACTAATTGTAGCTTCGAGAAGCACAAGTGTGTTACCGTTGCGACTTCTGACGGACGTTGAGAGTGTCGAGAATATCATTAAAGGTGACATGCTTACCTATGACGCAATTGACCGCGAACTGAAGGTCCTGTACATTAATCCTAATGCTGACCTGAACGTGACTATTGATGGTGACGGCGATGCAGAGACGGCAACTGTAACCCTAAGTAGTGGAGATACCAGTGGATTTACGACAGGTCAAACGATATTACTCACGCAGGCCGGTGTGTACACAGGTCATCGTGAAATTACCGACATTCCTTCAAGTACGACATTCACATTTTCGAGCACGGAAACCAGCACTGGTGTTTCTGCGACGCTTCGAGGCAACACCATACAGGTGGACGAAGAGTTAGAGATACAGGACACTGTTGATGCCTCTACTCCAATAACTGTCGCACGGCGCTGGATTCCCATTGAAGCTCCAGATGACACGTTTGACTTGACGCCCCATACAACCTATAGGCAATTAGATAGCTTTGCGTATTCTGAGCAGCCCATCCTCCGTAGCGTAATGGTAGCGAACAACCTGTACGTTACTAATGGCGATGATGAAGTGCTTAAATATGACGGCCAAAACATCTACAGGGCCGGCCTTTTTCGTTGGCAGCCCAGTCTTTTCTCTACAGTTGATAGTTCTCCTTCTGCTCCCGAAACAGGCGAGATTGTAATTAATACCCCGCAAGCGACGCCGACAGCTGTGAATGATAACATCTTTACAGTTCCAATCGGCGACGAATCGAAGTTCCTTGCTGACCAGATTATCCGTCATTCCTATACTGGCGGATATAATGATTACAGGGTGCTGAAAACCTTCGATGACGGTGTTAATGGTTTCGTTCAGGTTGAAGCCTTCGTATCAACAATTACCCTAGGCGCCAGTCCCTTACTTAAACGGGTAGGTGTCTATAAATACTACTTTCGTTTAAATGCAATTGATGCTAATCAGAACATTATCGCTTCAGCTGTTACGGGCGCAGATGATACTACTATTCAATTGGCCGATACGGCGCAGGTACGCCTCCGGCTCATTGGCATGCCTGCATGGGACCTATACGACTACGATAAGCTCGAAGTTGAAATCTACCGCACAGCCCTAGACGGGGTGGCACCCTTCTACAAGCTAGCAACCATCCCCATGTCTTTCAACAATAATGATGGTTACATTGACTACATTGATACAGATAGTGATGACGTCCTGAAAGACCTTGACATCGTTAATACGGCACTTCTCGGCCAAGAACTGGGAACAACCTGGACGGAACCTCTTCGCGCAAAATACATTACCAGTGCATCCAACGGCCTAGTACTTGGAAACATTAAAGATTATCCTAAACTGGATATTCAACTACTGGATACTGGCGTTAGAATTACAGCGAGCGTACTCAATGGACAAGTCTACACCTTCCGCAAAGATAATACAGATGCCGGTACGACGACCGACATGGTCAACCGGGCCCTCTACGAATTCCGAGACAGCGGGTCAGTTAGTATTACGCCTGCTACGGACCTCGTTAATAATGCTGGGGCTAGCTTTACTGTTACTAGCACTGCTCATGGACTCGGAGCTGGCGATTGGGTCTACCTTTACCACGCGAGTGTTGCCGACGGAAATCGACTGGGATATGCGGGCTGGTGGCAGATAAACAGTGCTACGACAGATGACTTTACAATACTTTACAATAGTGATGCTTCCTACACGCCAACCTCCATGGATGTAGATAGCTACCTTACGGCAACAGCCCCTGAAAACGTGCCGGTTTGGCTTGGAACTGACGGCAATTATGCGACCCTAAATGGGAATGCTGACACCAGTTTAGGCTATGAATTCTGGGCCCTAAGGAGGCTGGCCAATGCAATAAATGTTTCCATGAGGAAAACAGACATTACTGTCAGTGGCCAAGAGAGCTTTCGGCCTTGGATGATAGCGAATGCGGGCAGTGAATATAACTTCGGTCAGATGGTAATTACACAACCGAAAGCAGTGGGTACTTTCCTTGAATTGGAACTACCTAGCTTCAGTGGTTATAATACTTTCGTAAATGGCATTAAGAGAGACAGTGCTGCTTCCATCTCTGCATTCACAAGTGTATTTCCTAGCCGCATTATTGTAAGCTATAATAATTACCCAGAAATTATGGATAATCCAACTAGTATACTGGATACAGATAGTGCTAGTGCAATTGACGTTAATCCAGCAGATGGCCAGCAGATTACTGGTATCATACCCTTCTTTGGAGATACGGCTTTTGGCGCCGCGTTGCAAGGAAGTGTAATTGTCGTTTTCAAAACGAATAGTATCTACCTGGTAAACCCTGCGACCAAAGCAGCAGGGCAGAATCCCGTGCAGAAGATTGAAAGCCAAGGACTGGGATGCACTGCGCCTTACTCCATTGCCCCCACGAAGGATGGTATTATCTTCGCTAATGAATCGGGAATTTACAAGTTAAATCGCAGCCTTGAAGTTGTTTACTTGGGCCGGCGGCTTGAGAGAATCTGGCGCAGCATTGTGGATAGGAACCAACTAGACATCATGGCTGGCCATTATTACATTAATGGTAACAAGTACAAACTGGCCGTTCCTTACAAGACGGATACGGCAAATAATAAAGTACTGGTATACGATACTACTAGAGAATACTCGCCGGATGGTTACCGCGATGGTAGCTGGACAACCTACGATAATCACCCGGCAATTGGCTGGGCGAATTTGCAGACAGATGCATTCCTAGCCTCCTTACTGGGAGAAGTATTCATCATTAGAAATACTGGCACCCTAACGGATTACCGGGACGACAATGCGGCCATCAGCGCCGAAGCAGAACTGCGGGCCATGGACTTTGGGGATGGCGCCATTCGTAAGGTATTAGCCAATGTTATCATTGACTACCGAGTTTTAACCAGTACGAGCGGCACGACAGTAGAGTTCGCTCCCGATTTAACGGCCAATTACGAGCCTCTGGACGACTTTAGATTGACGGAGCCTACAGATAGCCCCGACGGCCTATCGGATGCTGGCGACGTTAAAATACAGCCTATACGCTATTCTATCGATAAGAGGAAAATCGTGTATGCGCAGGTTAAGGTTTCGAACAGTACAAAAGACGAGCCTGTTGAAATTGCTGGCGTTTCTTACCGCGTGGCTGGCATGAACCAGAAGGGCATCATTGATGCGAAACATACTACTAGGGGCTAAAATAATGCTTGACAGTAAAATGGGCGATTTGTATAATCGGATTAGAACTACCCTCCACCCCTATATATCCATTGGTCCCCTACGGGGCTTTATGCTAGACTTTAATCAATCTTTATGCTATAGTATTATAGTTATGCTATTAAGTTAGGCTTGTAGAACTATGCCATCTCTCGTTGATACTATCAAACAGAACGGCCAGTTAGGTCAAACCAGTCAAGAGGAGTTAAACTCCTTGGCCGGTGCTGCGGGCCGACCAGCTGTACCCACCAGCCCCTTGGAAAGTGGCGTTATCGGCGCGAATCCAGACCAGGCGAAAATGGCTGGTACAGATGCCAACAAACTTAACGCAATCCGTCAATCTATTCAAGAGAGCAATCAACTGGCGACCAGCCAGCGGCAAGCCCAGGCGCGTAAAACAGCTAATGCTTCCGAGCAGCAGGGGCAGGAACTGGCGAAGAAGCAGCAGGGATTAGGCAGTCTTCAGGGCCGCGTACAGGAATTGGCCGATAAGTTATTTTCCGGTCAGGGTCAGCAATTTGCCAAAGAGCAGACTGTCGACGTTAACAAACTAACGGCAGCAATTCCCAATGCTAACGACCTCCCAGAGGCTCAAGCCTTACTAACTAAAGTGGGCCAGAATACGGCTACCCCTCAAGAGATTGTCCGAGCTGGGCAAATCTTCGGCATCACAGATGTTAAAGATATCAGCGCACTTCAGGACCAGTTAAAGAATAATTTCCTTGGCATGAGTGAGCAAGCAGGCGCGGCAGCTGCGGCAGCCATACCTGACACAATGACAATGAAGGACCTGAATGCTCAGCAATTACAAGCACTCGGGTATAATTCCCTAGACGAGATGGCACTCGACCTTGGCACAACTGCACAAGCGCTGCAGGACACGACAGTTGGTAACCTTAAAGCTACCATCGGTGCAGAACGGCGCGATAAGTTCTCGAAAGTGGACCAGATGCGCAACATCCTAGGTGACCCTAATCGGTCGCCAGCGGAGAAAGACCAAGCAATGAAGGTCCTCCGTGAGCTCGGCGCAGTTGGTACCGGCGCTGCTGAGCAACAGATGGCGAATCTTCAGACGCAGGTGGAGAAGGGCAACACGGTCGATTTCTTCGGCAAGAAGTACACGACTGAAGAGCTTCTTAATAATGATTTCATTTCGGGCATGGTAAAGAACTACTTCGACGACCCGAATATTGCTAAACAATTGCGCGACCAGGAACCAGAATTTGCCTCCTGGATTGAGAATAACAAACAGGTACTTACGGAGGCGGCTCAGAATGTTGATAAAGAGGTAGCTGACTTCAGTGCTAAGCAAACGGCCAATATGGCTATTGCTGATACGGAAGGTGGTCACCTCTCTGACGATACAATGAAAGCCGTCTTCGATGACTGGGGTACCATCAGGGCCGATAGTTACCAGCCGCCTGAACTGATTAATGTATTAAACGACAAGGCGGTCCCAGTAAATTTCCAGGCCAACATGGCAGCAGGCCTCAATCAACTGGCCGTTACTGACCCTAATACTATCAAGGCTATACAAGATACTACGAAGCAGGACCTCTATAATGCAGACATGGTTGCAGACCCCAGTGCAGTTGGACGGTACATTAATTACGTGCAGCAAGCGCGGCAACTGAACAATGCGCCACCCGAAGCTGCTCTTCAGACTGTAATGCCCGACGTCAGTGACGACGAGGTGCAGAGTATTATGAAGATGGGTAACATCCTCAATAATTCTGGCCTGGCTGACGCCATTGACCCACAGATACGCCACCTCATTGATGCTGATGGTGATGGTAGCGTTGACAGCCCGGAAGCTGTGAAGGGCCGATTAGTTGACCTTCTAACGGCAGGCAAGGGTACGCCGGCAACAATCAAGGACATGGCTGGCGGTCAGGTTGGCTTCACGGCGGCGAATATTCCATCCGTTCAAAAGATGTTCCAGCAGTACCAGAACCAGGTATCCCAAGCTACGAATAGTGGCCTGTTTGGCATGATGAAGGACGCGCTGGCAGATGGCAAGTTGGACTACAAGGATGCCCATACCCTATATGAGAGGACAGGTAATACTGTCGACGATTTCAACAACATGCAGCAATTTGCCGACAAGCAGAAACTGGGCGACGCTGATTTTAACGGCGAAGTAAACAACCTGTTGCAGCGTAAGGCCAGTGATGTTATATTAAATAATCTTCCAGGTGATTGGAATGATAAGAAGCTCAGTGCATTTAATAATGCTGCTGACCACCTAGATTCAACTGACATGGATGATTTAGCTAGCCTTGCAAAATCACTTAAAGATATGGCACAAGACCCACAATATCGCGATTCCCGCCTCCAGTCTGAAATTGAAGACAGGGCACGTTCTGTTACAGATATTCTTACTACGAATATAAAAGCTATGGCAGATAAAGCGGCCAGTGAAGCAGATGACCGTGAACGACAAAGAGAAGCTCAAGTTATAGACCAGAATTCGTCGATTCTTCAGCATCTCGTTCCGGGCTCTTGGATAGGCGATATTCAAGATTCAGTAAATAACTACCTTCAAAATAAGTTGGGTACTAGTGACACGCAGAAAATAGTACAGTTCTCTGATAGTCTTAATAAATCTAAGATGATTGGTAAGACTCAGGCGCAAACAATACAAAAGGTTAGTAAAGCATTGGGTCGTAGATAATTATGGCTAATACCCTACTCGATACAATTAAACAGAACCTTCAGGCTCCTTCTTCTGGTACACCAAATGCAGCACCCTTAGGCATTAATCAAACGGCGCAAACGCAGCAATTGTTGCAAGCGAAATCGGGCCGAGCGGTAGCCGATACAGGCCAGCCCCGTATTAGTAATATCGGCGAGCAATTGGCGAATCGGCAAGCTCAATTAGGCCAGCAACAATTACAGCAGCAGGGCCAAACCGCTGCAGCTAATGTTCAGCAAGAAGAAGAATACCGCCAGGCTCAGGAATCTACGCAGACAGCAGCACTGGACGAGCAGTCGCTGGAACAGATGGACCAGTACACACGGCAAAATGAAGCCATTCTCGATGAATACAGCCAGGGCCAACGGCAACTTGACCTTAATAAAGATAAGGCTAAACTGGAACAAGTAGGATTTATGGCACGCTTGTCTAATCAGCAATACATAGATAATCTTCAGCGTGAAGGTGCCCGCGCAAGGCTCGATAATGACACTAACTTCCGCGAGAATCTAGCACGCAGTGTATTCGATGACGAACAGGACATGTTTAAAGATGACCTCACTTTCCGTTCGATGATAAATGCTGACAACCGTTCCTTTGCGGACCAATTGCAGAATATTGACGTTGACTACGCACTGAAGATGGCTGAAGCAGAAAATCAAGCGGCGAACCAACGAATGATGTGGACAGGCGTAGGTAATGTTACCAGTGGTGGCATTCAAGCATACGCGTCCAATGCGGGTCAGCAGCAAGGCGGAGAGTAGGCATGGCAGGACTTTCAGCAAGAGGACAACAATTACAATCATTGGCAGGACAAATGCCAGTGGCGAATGCTGGTATTGCTCAAGGATTACAACAGGCACGCCAAGCACAGTTACAACAACAGATTGCAGGTGCTGCTCCAACTGCTGGCGCGGCTGCAGCTCAGCAAATCGGTGCACAGCAAGCGGCCCAGGCCGGACAGATAAAACTCCAAGCAGCGCAACAGACACAGCAGCAAACGCAACAAGTTGCAGCTACTGCGATTAATCAACAGCGACTAGAAGGCATGCAGGCTTTAGCTGCTAAGAAACTGGGCATTGACCAGAGGCAACGAGAATTATCAACCAAATTATCAACCTTGAATAGAGACGTAAAGAACAAATTGTTCGACCAGAATCTTTCTTTCCAGAAGGACGAGTTAGGCCGGACCGTATTCAATGAACGTCAACTCATGGATTACAAACTTGCTAATGCGCAGAGCGATGAGGAGTTCAAGGATTACGAGCAGCAAACCCACGAGCTGTCCGACCGCAAGATGAAAATGTTACAAATGTCATACCAGAAAATCCAACAATCTCTGCAACAGGCTGAAGGTATGCGTGAGCAACAGCTGTCTAATGAACAGAAGGCTCGTCTTACGCAGGCCCTACAGGCCCTGCAACAGAAGATGGCAAAAGAGAAGGCAGAACAGGCCAATCGCGCTAGCATGTTTAATAGTGTTGGCACTATCGCTGGTGCAGTTGTTGGTGGGTATTTTGGTGGCAGTTCAGGTGCAGCTGCAGGTGCTGCCGTAGGTGGCGGCGCAGGTAATATTGCTGCTGGACAAACAGCAAAGTAAGGTATTATTATGGCAGACAATAATTTAAACACACAGCAGGATGACCAGGAAGAAAGTCTTCTTGACCGCATTAAGAAGGGCTACAAGAAAATGGCTCCTTCTTTTATGGGCGGCGATAGTGAGGAAGAGCAGCAAGTTAATCCTGACCAACCAAAGACGCTGGTGGATACCGTGAAGCAGCCTCCTCAGCCAGACCTTACGCCAACGCCTGACCAGCAAGCTGCTGCAGGACAGCCCACCGTACAGCAATCATACGATACTAGTAAAGTCGGCGCTCCAATGCCCAAGAAACCAGAGGACATTGCAGATTTAACGAAAAGGCTAGAACAATACAAAGACACGTTACCAGATGATGTGCAGAAGCAATTTGAAGATAAGTTGAATGATATTAATCAGAAGCGGCAAGAAGCAGAACAGATTTATCGAGAAGGCGTAAGAACGACCCAGTGGTCACAGGTAGCGGAGAGAATAGGACAGGCACTGGCCCAGTTAGGTGCAGCAATGCATGGTATGAAAACTGGTGTAGATATGTCAAATCTTAAATTCGATAAGACAGATTGGAATACCAATTACGAGAATCTACGCAAGGACCTAGGTATCCGTCTAGAGGACCTCAGGGACCAACGGGCCCTTACATTCAAACAACAAGCCGAACAAGTGGCAGCTGCGAAACCAGTTAAGCACGATGTTCGTGAAGCTCTTATGCGCGACTATTTCGCTCGTAGCAAGGCGTATAATGACGCCGTTAAAGAGGCCAATAAGGCGCCTAAACCAGATAAAGCAGCAGAAGCCCTTAAAGGTCAGTTAACAAAGGACCTAGAAGCCCGCAATCGTATTGACGTTAATCTTCAGCAAATTGATAGCGGCAACCTCTCAACGAAGCAAAAGAAAGCTGCAGCTGATAGTATTAAGAAGGACATGATTGGCCTCCGTACTGGCAGTGATACTATCAATAATCTCTTTGAGCCCAAGGGTGGTTTCATGGGATTCTTTAAGGATACCGATTACAAGCAAATTAAAGATTATAATGCTGCCCAGAAGATGATGATTCAAAAGCAATTAAATGGCCTAGGCGGTAATGCTAGTAAGCCAGCTCCTCAGGGCCCGCAACCAGGTGACGTCCAGGACGGCTACAAGTTTAAAGGCGGAGACCCGGCAGACAAGAATAACTGGGAACCTGCAGCACAGGAAGCCGAAGAGTAGTAATAGATGGCAGGACCTTGGGAACAATATCAGAATGCACCCCCAGCGGTAACTCCAGCGCCTGAACCAGCCGCAGGACCCTGGCAGCAGTATTCTCAGCCAGCGGCGCCAGTTACACCAGCACCCGCTCAACCGCCGCCACAGCCAGCCGGTCCCAAGCCAGGCACTGTTGACCGTTCTGAAATTCAAGCCATAGCTGATAAATATAAGGTAGACCCCAAGCATCTCGAAGGCATCGTACCCTTCTTCGGTGCTGACGTTACTGGTACCGGTGAAGCCCCTTCTTTTCAGAAAGAGGTAGTTGAACGCGGTGCGGGCGAAGTCAGTAGGGGCATTGCACTGGGTTTACCTCAATTCATCTACAAGAAAACGCGGCCAGAAAACGAACGCAAGGCAATCGACGAATTACAGGGAATTATCGAAGAGCGTAAGCCCTTAGGTGAAAGTGCAACGGAACTGGGTTTAGGCCTGGTAACCGGTGGTGCCTTAGCCAAGGGAGTAGAGGCTGTAGCGCCTGCAGCGTCGACTGCTTATAACATTGGCGGAGGCATCACGTCAGGTGCAGCTGCTGGATTGGCCCGGTCAAAAGAGGGCGAAGAAGTTAAAGAGGCTACCATCGGAGCAGGCATTGGCGTGGCTCTGGGCGTCGGCGGTCATCTAGCAGCGAAGGTTATTGGCCGCGTGGCCAGCAAGGCAGCTGAAGAGGCGGCAGCCCCAGAGTCTAGAATATTATCCGAAGAGGCAACTAAATTAACTGGTAACGAGGGACGTAATATTGAACAGCGCGTTGCTGAAGCCAGAGCTCCCGAAAGAGAATCAGATAGTGTAGCTGCCCAATTATTGACAGAAAATAGGAATATTGAAGATTTCAACGCTTTCAAGAAGAGCACTGAAGAGGCTGATAGGGCTAAATTAGCTCAACCAATTCAAGATATT